CGATTGACCCTAATGAATTCTTTTCTGCGGTTAGTATTAACTTTACTTCGAACAACGAGAGTTTTACATCATTAGGGGTCGTTGATGGAGGCTTTACGTGTGAGCTACAGTATAATGGTGTAACATATGCTGGAGTCAATCTAGGTGACCCGCAGTCAAGCGGAGTATTCGAATGGAATAATGATACATATAAAACAATTATCTTTGACACTGCTCCAACGGGCACTCTATCAGCATGGTTGCAAAAGAATGCAGATTTGATTAAAGATGAAGAAACTCATAGATATCAAGATATACATCTGTCTGATGTCGCATTGAATACCCAGTTTAAGCAATATATGTCAACCGGTCAATATGAGGCAGCTCTAGCTATATTACAGAACGACCAGTTAACAGATAAGACAGTAGTAGCCGCATTATTCAATTATGTGACTGGGCGCATTGTTGCAGTTCAATCAACATCAGACCCTACATTTAAGCAGGATAAAATCAAGGTTGCCGATGAGCCTCCGGCGGGCATAACAAGCGGACAAGTATACTTCAAATTGAAGGAGTGAACAAATTGGCTGAAAAGAAAAATTTTATCATAGAGAATTATAATGGAACAGATTACGATACACTATATCCAGAAACAAATAGTGGGCAGGTGCTATTAGATAGTGTTGCTCAAGCCAGTACCAACCTTTCATCTGGTTCAACGCTAGATGATGCGCTAAATGGTATTACTAAAGACGGTGGTGGATTCCAAGTTGGTGATACATTGACAACGGCTAGAAAAAACTTAGGTAATAAATGGCTATTGTGCAATGGTGCACATGTTTTGACTGAAAATTATCCAGAGCTTGGAGAGCTGTTTAATTCGAAAGAATTTGATTGGATATCAATTGGTGATTCCGGGAAAACAATATTAAGTTTTGCAACGAATGCAGATCAGACAAATGAGAAATTTTTAATTTCAACAAATGATGGGGTATATTTTGGAAGCGATTTGATTAATAGTGCTTCTTGGACTAAATTATTCACCTATATAAATGCTGATGTATATTATCTAAATAACACATGGATAGTAATTAGTGACACTAATTGGAAATATTATTCTGGCAATGAAGTCACGACAGATAACTTTGCTAACATTTCAGTTCCTAGTTCACCAAGGTACACTTTCGATGACATTGCTTATAGTGGAGACAAATATTATATTTTGTCTAAGTATACAAAAAGCAATAATACCGAAAAAGATGTTTTAATTTATACAGATTTAGCGGTCGTTCCATCCACTGTAGATACTAATTATAACAGCTCCTATCGTGCATGGTCGGCACTGTATCCTGTACCAAATGGTGTAGCGACAACAGGACATATTTATTCATCGACGTCACAACAAAACATCCCCATTCTTTTGATAACGTTTAACGGAACAACAGAGTTGTTTACATCTGATGCCCCGTATTATGACCAGATACCAAAACTATCTATGTTTAGACATGCACTTTGTTATTTTAACAACAAATATTACATTTATAAATGCACCGATATTTCAACTAGTGGCACAACCACCACATATCACAAATCCTTATATAGCAGCGATACTATTAACGGTACGTACACTATTGTCCAAAATACCAATTCTACTAGTTATATGAATCATCCATTTGTATTTTCTGATAACTTCTTAATTTCGTATTATGGATGTTATATTGACAAAGAGAATGTTGCACATCCATGGGATTCAGACCTGTCGACTCCAACAGATATCGAAGTTGGCGCAGATAAATATTATGCTACAATTGGTAGTATTGTGTATAGTTGCCCTAAATCACAACACTTTGTATTGCCCACAGTATCTGTTGCAGATGGGTTGTATACCTACATTAAGGCAAAATCAAAAAGTAATTAAAATGGAGGGAAGTATATGATTATAACTCCACAATTACCGGCAAGAGCTGGGTATGTAGAAATCGTTGACGAGTATGACAATCATGTATATGCACCTACTCAAGATACGATTGATAAACAAGCACAACAGGCTCTAATTGATGAGCTACAAACAAAACTGAATGAAGCCAATAAGGTTATCGATACTATGATTGGCTTGTCTACAAAAGAGGAGGTGGCTGAATAATGGAAAGAATTGCATATGCAGAACAATTTAGAAAAGCAGTGCAGTATTTCGCTACAACTCTACCAGAAGAAAAAGCGCTAGTTGTATCTAGTATCTTTGATGAATGGGCTGTTAATGTAAAATATGTAACTGGTGAATGGGTGGCGTATGGTGTTAATACTGTAGGAGACCCACAGCTATATCAGGTACTACAAGATCATACATCTGCGGCTGAATGGACACCAGATACGGCCACTAGCCTGTATAAGGCGGTTGGCATTGACCCAACTGGTATCCCTCTATGGGTTCAGCCACTAGGCGCGACCGACGCATATAAGCTCGGTGATATCGTTATGCACAATGGGAAGAAATGGAAAAGTTCTATTGACAACAATGTATGGGAACCGGGCGTATATGGCTGGGAAGAAGTGACTGAATCCACAGGAGATGGTGGTGATTCAGGTGGAACTGGTGGAGGCAGTACAACTGAGCCGGAAACCCCACCTGCTGAAACAATCCCCGATTTTGTCCAACCAACAGGCGCACATGACGCATATAAGAAGGGCGATAAAGTGAGATTCAATGGCAAGATTTATGAGAGCCTAATTGATGCTAATGCATATAGCCCGTCTGACTATCCTGCTGGTTGGAAGGAAATTACTGAATAATAGGAATATAGGAGGAATATAAAATGGATTATACTCAGATTATTGTTAGTGTTATTAGTCTTATCATTGCTGTTCTTACTGGTGTTCTTGTACCATATCTCAAGCAGAAATATGGTGAAACTAAGATTGCCCAGACACAGCAATATGTAGATATTGCAGTCAGAGCCGCAGAACAACTGTTCAAGACCGAACAAGCACAAGAGAAAAAGGCATATGTTGTCAATTACCTGTCTGAGCGTGGCATTAAGTTCGATACGGCTACTATTGAGAATATGATTGAATCCAGCGTCCTACTGCTCCACAATGAGCTATATGGCACTAAGCAAGAGGAGAATAAATAATGGCTGTTTATATTGGTCAAGCTAGCATTGATGAAAATGGCGGCATTAAGAATGGCCAAGCTGGTAATCAATCAGGTCGTGAGCTGAATCGGTCTAATTGGTATAATGGCGGTTGGACATTACTGATTCGAGCTAAAGACCCAAAGACGGCTGAAAAGATGGCTAAGGCGTGTGAAGCCGGTGTAGCTAATAAAAATATTGGCTATGATCAATGGCAGAGAAATACGCTTAGAGTTGAAGCAAAGAAAGCTAGTTGGAATCTAGGCGCAATCAAGACGCCATGTGAAACAGACTGTAGTGCATTTATGGCGGTTTGCGCTGAAGCTGCTGATGTCAATATGGATGTGGCATATACACAGGGTAATGCTCCTGCAACATTCCAGATGCGCCAACAATGGTCTAAGACAGGCAAATTTGAGATGATTACAGATAAGAAATATCTAACATCTAGTGATTATCTCAAGCGCGGCGATGTGCTAGTTAATGAGTCTAGACATACCGTAATGGTGCTTAACGATGGGTCTAAAGCTGAAAAGATTGATGAAAAGCATGAGGCAAATAAAGCCAAGGTAAAGAGCCGTTTTGGATTTACCGATGCTACAGTAGATTGGCTAGATACATATAAATACAATAAAGATTTGATGGATAAATTAGCTAATAAGGGATGATAACCCATGTTTAAACTTAGAAATAAGCGAAGATGGGCTAAAGGGGAAATGAGCCGGACGATAGTAATATACTGTCTCCGGCTCTTAACTTTAGTAATGATATGGGCAGCTTGCCTAAAAACATATGCTGTTATACGATGGGGTGAGACAATTGGATGTGACCTTAGCGATGTGCTAATATATGCAGCTGGTGCATTTGGCTTTGAGCTGATTTCTTTGGCATTTAAGCGCATCTTTGCTAAAAAGAATGAAAATCCAGATGATTACAATTAAACAAGGAAAGGAGTTGGTCGAGGTGAATATAACATTAACAGGCAAGAAAATATCACAAGATGAGCGGATTTTAGCGTTTAAGAAAGATAATTTGACTGCTCAGATGACATTCACTGTGGACACTGACGATTCTTGGACGTATAAGCTAGATGTGCGGTTTCCGGTAAAATGTTGCACTGGTGAAGAATTGTTCAACATCATTGATTTGCCAATGGATGCAAGCCGCACTTGTACAATTGATGTTACGTCGGCTATGGTGCCATTCACTGGCAAATATACTATGCAGCTGCGTGAGCGGCTTGCCGATACCGAGACGGCGGCGAAAATCTTACTGGGGGAGGAAACGCCATGACGTACACGGAGAGGGCACGAAAAATGCGCCCGTACATTGAAAAAGCAGTCACCAACCTAACCGATGAGGATGCACTACAAGCGGTAAAGCTATTCCCACAGTGGGCAGTAGAACATACTTATGTGGTAGGTGAGCGGTTACAATACAAGAATGTACTATATCGAGTTGTTCAAGCGCATACTTCACAAGCAGATTGGACACCTGATATTACACCCGCAATGTTTGCGATAGTTTCACTAGATGAATGGCCGGAATTTGTACAGCCTACTGGTGCGCATGATGCCTACAAAAAAGGTGACAAGGTGACGTTCAATGGTAAGCATTATATAAGCCTGATTGACGGAAATGTATATTCACCAACAGCGTATCCGGCTGGTTGGCAAGAACAGGCGTAAACGAAACAATATCCTCTATGGCTCAAATCGGGTTATAGAGGATAAATTTTAATCTAAATAGGATGTGATAATATATGGAAACAATCAGAGCCGCAGATGGTGGCTATCTATTAAATTCAGACCAATTTAATTATACCAAGGATGCACAGGGTCGACCCGTGCTTAATGTAAAAGACGTAGCTGGTGCTGGTGGGGCATCAGGTGATTTTAAGTCAGATGGTACAGTGCCTATGAGCGGCAACCTATATATGAATGGCAATAACATCATGGGCGTTAAGTCTATTAGCAATACAGATAGCGGCATGGCTATCGAATCAGAGGTCAGCTTGAATAACCATAAAATCACTGACCTGCTTAACCCAACCGCTGACCAAGATGCGGCAACCAAGGCATATGTAGACGAGCATAGTCTACTTGGTGATGATGGCATGATTGATAGTGATTTAAACATGAATGAGCATGGCATTGTCAACGCACATAGAATCAGTACGGACGGCCCAGCTCCATTATATATTGGCTCAACCATTGAACCGACCGGTACAACCGCGCCTAGATTGACTGGCTCTAATGATGGAACGGCGGCATTCGTCAAGGCTGATACACAGGCTACTTATGTACCTGTTAGTGTAGGCGCGCCAACATCAACAAATCATGCTACTACTAAAGAATATGTGGATGGCAAGACAGGCGCAATCCAAGCTAGTGCAATCCTTAAATCAGGTGGCACTATGGTAGGCAAGCTTAAGCTAACAGCTGAACCAACTGAGGATAATGATGCAGTTGATAAGGGATATGTTGACGCTATTCTACCAGCATTTACGGCTGCTGATGATGGTAAGGTGTTAGGCATCGTAAACGGCGCATTAGCATGGGTTGCTAAAGCATAATATAGGGAGGAGAATGAAATATGGCTAATTTTTGTGGTGGTATAAGACTAGATTCAACCACACTCAAAGTTATTAACGGGGTGATTTGTGATGCAAATGCAACAACTGTTGATAGAAGTAAAGCAGTATCTACTTGCGGTCAGCTCTGGGATGGCGCATTATTTACCGTTGCTAAAGTTGGTGGCGCTGGTTATATCACTCTACATGGTTCGGAAGGCGAAGAAATTGGTACTCCTATTATGGGTAGGGGTAATTGCGGCGTTGGTCTTGATGGGCGCTTTTTCAAGATTGTAAAGGGCGTAGTTACGTTACAGGATGGCTTCTTACTTACCGTTAATGTAACGCCTGATACCGCAAGCATTAAAGTAGTAGATGCTGATTCTGTTGAAGTTACACCAGTTGCTGGGAAAACCAATGTGTTCTTGCTTAGTGATATTGGTGATAAATATGGAGTTAATGTTGAAAAGGAAGGCTATACCGGTAAGCACTTGACCATTACCAACGATAAAGATCAAACGCTTGATATTCAGCTTGAGGAGACACCTCAGACGTAAAATTTTATAAAAGGTATATTATAGAGGTTAATATAAATTTATGGGGAACATTGGATAGATAATTATGTCTACCGTGTTCCCCATTTTTTTTACTATGTTAATTTATCTTCACAAGCAATAGCATCCGCTAGTCCGCGTCTATATCCATCCTCATAGCCAGCGTCATATCGTTCTTGAGCGGCTTCTTCGCGTCCATCTTCAAGACCATTTAAGTATGCCTCATCGCAGCTGACAATCTCAACGTCCAGATTCTCATATTTAGCCATCTCAGCATTATGTCTATTGCATAAATCCTCTAATGTAGCAACCATAATAGAATCGAGCCGTTTACATAAATATAATGTTTCCGCGTCATCTAGCAATTCATAATAATCACCAATTCGTCTAAATTTCCACATTACTAATCATCCTCTTCGTCCATTTCATCATAGGCTGTCATATATCCTATGCCATACCCCATACTATAATTACCTACACAAATAGTCAACAAATCATACCACATAGCAACTGTATCTTCTGTTGTTGTCATAGATGTTTCGACAATAGGCTCATTGTCTGGATGGGCTAAATCAATGAGTTCAATCCATGACTCGTTATCTGTAATATGTAGAGTAGGGATAATCATAATTAAGTACCACTAGAGCCAAATCCACCATCCCCGCGCTCTGTTTCATCTAGCTTATCCACTAGTTCAAATTCAGCCTGTTCATATGGTCTAAATTCAAGCTGGGCAATGCGGTCGCCATTGTTGATAAATTGATATTTGTCTGTATCATTGTGGACTGCTACAATATACTCGCCCACGTAATCACAATCACAGACCCCCAAACAATTCGCCGGTCTTAAACCATTCTTAGTAGCTAATCCAGACCGTGCATAGATGAATCCTGCATAACCTTCAGGTGGCTGAAATGCCCATCCGGTAGGAATCTTAATTGTCTCGTGTGGCGCAATGTGTACCCTATCAAAGCAATCACCGCTATATTCCATATGCTTGAAATCGACATTTGCAGGATTTAGGTCAATACACTTATCCACTCTTAGATCACAATACAAGTCGCAACATGCCGCTTTTTCACTACCATAAGTAGGTAGCTTGGCGGTATCCGATAGTCGCTTTGCTTTAATCTTCATTTGGTTCATATCCTCTCTGTGTTAGTTCTAGGAAGCGTGGTAGCGTTTCGCAAAAATCACAAAACACCTGCCAGTCAGTAAGGGCGTGATGCCGTCTTTGCTGATAGATTGTTTTAAGCTGTCTATAATTTGTAGTCATTGCAGCTGTAAGCTCAAAGCCGCTAGGGATGTTATATAGCATCTCAAGCCGAGCTTCTTTTATTTCATCTGGATTGATATTATATTCTGGCTTTTTATTCGTAGCAACTAGCCAATTATAGTGGTCGATCTTTTCTTGTAGAATATCAATAGCTCTGTGGTCAACATAGCGATTGCATTGCAATCTGGGGTTCATATTCTGTAGTTTGTGCATTGTAGAGCAAGATGAGACGAAATCCATGAAGTGGTATCTTTGCAATTCTACCCATGCCTTCTGGCTAAATGTAAGGTCGAATTGGACAATAATACCATTTAGAGCATTATCGTGTCCTTCACCTGTTGGGCAATTCAAGCAAGCCAAAATACCCTTAGTAAGCTCGGCGGTCAAACCGTCAAGCTCAACCGCCTTTGGATACTTAGCTGCTCTAATGGAATCATTTAGTGCATATACACGAACATTAGATACATTAGGCAATTAGTAGTCCTCCTCATCATATTCAGCTAGAACATCCTCTGTAATATCATGGCATTCTACATCCACTAGATATAGGTCATCGCCATCATAGCAATCAGGTGAATATGTCACCATGTCAACCTCTACACAGGTATCATCATCGACCCATACACGCTCACCAATACGGGGGATAATCATACGTGCGGCATGAGTATATGACCATTCATGACCTTTGCATTCCACATTATCATCAATAAAATATCTTAGCAGAAATTCCATTTAATCAATCCTCCCAATCATATGGCTTGCAGAAATAGCTAATTTCGTTTGTCGCAACATATTTCTGTAGTACTACATACATTTCCTGCTCATCTTCATCGGCGTCAATAGGCAGATATACCAAATCACCCTTATTTGGTTCGCCCATTAAGTCTAGTTCATCACATGAACAAATCCAGTCCTCATTACCTAGTCTGCCTAGATAGAAATTGATACGATTTTCTGTCATTTCAGTTTACTCCTTATTCACATTTTGTATATCCACAGGATTTACAGGTGCAGCAACCGCCTTCAAATACTAGAGGTTCGCCACATTCAGGGCAAGTCTGTCCAATATCTCTAAGTGCACTGGCTATTTCATTCATTGATTTAGTTGTCTTTGCTGATGCTTCTTCTAGTTCTTTGAACGTGGCATTAAGTTTGGATGATAGTGTATCATCTTCTTTATCATCTAGCTCACTCTGCATCTCATTATACATCTCTACTAGAGCATTACCAATAGCCATAGGGCAACACGAGCCTTTACTTGTATCATGGTGAGTTGCCTTTCTAGTAGCATAAGATGGGCATACACCAGTTGAATCAAGCTGGTCTTTGATGGTCATAATATCCACACCAGCACGGCATAGTAGGCTGACCATTCGGCTTAGACCTGTCATGAAATTAGCACATCCACCTGTCGAGCCTTTATTGAAATATACCTCTTGTAAATTGCCGTCAATTGGGTCAAAGAATGCTAGAACGTGAAGTGAACCGCATCCTGTCTGGATTTTACGCTTTTTGCCAATCAGGTCATTACTTGGTTCGATGATTGAGCCACGAGGAAGGATAGTAGATGTATTTTCTGGCTTAGCTTCATCATCTTTCTTTGGTTCTGCATTTAGAATACCAGCTCTTTTGCATCCAGCACGATATACTGTAATGCCCTTTAGATGTTTCTCCCAAGCATACATATATAGGTCTTTTACATCGTCTACTGTCGCTTCGTTTGGCAGATTAACAGTAGAGCTAATGCTTGCATCAATATGTTTCTGCCATACTGACTGCATATCAATGCGCCGCTTGATAGGAATGGTAGCAGATGTAACAAAATAGGATGGTAGCCCAAGTTCGTCTTTAATACCATTATCGTCCATATATTCCTTAACGATTGGTGTATATACCTTATATACCTCATCATGCCCATGCAGGGATTTTGTAGTACGCTCATAATAGTTAGCAAAGATTGGTTCAATACCACCTGATACACCAATCATTGTGCTAATAGAGCCAGTTGGGGCGATAGTTAATAGTTGACTATTACGCATACCATACATATAAATCAATGCCCCAGCTTCATTATCATCATCTTTGATGTGTTCAACAAAGAACGGAGATGTAGTTACTTTGTTGAAGTCCCAATTATTATAATAATCTTTATCTTTGGCTACTCTAGCACTAGCTACGATGGCATTTCTAGCCATAGAATAACCAATAGCGTCACATAGGGCGATAGAATCAGGCGAGCCGTATTCAATTCCTAGCTTGATAAGCATATCAGCTAGCCCCATAATACCAAGCCCAATCTGTCTCCAATCTCTAACCGTCTTGCGCTGTTCAGCAAGTGGATGCCGCTCAAGCCCTTCATCAAGCACATCATTTAGTGCTTTAACTGCAATATTTACAGTTCTGTTAAAATCATCCCAGTCAAACTTGCCGTTATCGGCAAATGCAGATAGGTTGATTGCACCAAGTAGACATGAGCCTCCTGCTGGTAGTGGTTCTTCTGCGCAGGGATTTACACCAGCATATTCAAATTCCTTATCGTTACTTACCAGATTCCAGTTGGCAATTCTATCCCAATAGAGAATACCTGGCTCGGCATAATCCCAATTATTACGGCATAACAGGTCAAAAATATCTCGCGCTTTTACTGTTTTCTTGATTTCTTCGCCTGTTTCATTGCGCTTATAGTATAGTTCCCAATCTTCATCATTTTTAACTGCAACCATAAAACGGTCTGTAACGCGAACTGAGATATTAGCAGATGTTACTTTGTTCAAGTCGGATTTGATCGTAATGAATTTTTCGAGGTCTGGATGGGTGCAATCAATGCTAATCATCAATGCACCACGTCTACCATTCTGACCAATCTGTTCTGTGACTTGACTGAATGTGTCCATAAAGCTGACTGCACCAGATGTGGATTTGGCTTGATTATTTACCTTTGCACCACATGGAGCAAGTTTGCTGATATCAATGCCGCAGCCTCCACCATATGAGTAAGTTCTAGCCAGCTTCTTAGCAGTATCATAAATTGACTCAATGTTATCTTCAGGTGGAGTGATAACATAACAATTACTATATGTTACCTTTTCATCATCAATGCCGCGATTGCTCAAGATGCGTCCACCGAACAAGAATTTCTTATCGGCAATAAGCTCTGCTACATCTGCGTCGCCACCACTTACACGCTCAAGCCAATCTTCAAAAGATTCCCCATTACGTTGATATTTCTTTTTCCAGATGTCAATACCAAGCTGATTTTCTTTGCCTAGCCATTCTTCAACAAACAATAAATCGTCCTCCTTTTAATTCTCCTTAACATGAATAACAATATTTGGCTTATTGGTATTCATATCAATTACTGTGTCAATGTGGTCAACATCATATAGCTGGGTTCCAATATGAATGCGAATAGGGGTATATTCATTTACGTCCTTTTGTCGAAATGTTCTAATAAACGCATCCTCAATTTCGATTGGATTCAATTACATTACCTCCTTGTCATATATATTATCACGATTCAGTTGATTTGTCAAGCAATTTCTTTAATATCTTCAGAAATTCTGGACAAAGCAAACATTCAGTCTTACTATACTCATTTGCTCTACATACTGCACATACTCTAGTCGGCTCACCGCGCATCTCACCTACTGGAATAGACAATTTGAAAGTACATTCTTTTAGTTCATGGTGGTTCATTCCTCATCCTCCCTATCCATCAATTTATTCACAGCATCAACAAGCTCATTGATTTTATCAATAAAATCTGTAACTGATACAGTCCATTGCGGCTTTACCAGATTGTCAATCTTCTTCTTTTCTTTCTTAGTGAAATCATATTCGCCAATACGGAGAAAATATTTATCGTCTCGCGGCAAATGATACATACGGCTATCGTTTGCCTTGTCTGTAATTACAATATAGTTATTATCTTTAATATCAGAAATCCAACCAACAAAACCACCAGCGGCTTCAACATAATCTCCTACATGAAATTCATAATTCATCTGTGATGTCTCCTATTCCCAAATTTTTCATCAATCAAATCTTGCAGGTACATAGCCGCCTCATATTCATCAAATGTATGTGGAGTATAATCAGAGCTATAAGCCGTGAACCATCTTGGCGCACCTGTTGCCATTCTCTCAACACAATCCCTAATACAATGTACTACAAAGACGGGTAACCAGTCTTTCACATCAATGTTTTCTATATCATCAAGTTCACCAATTTCTTTCTTTTCTTTTACTATAGCAGCATATTGTTCTAACTCTTTATTATATTCTGCGTCTAAATCGCTGATACCACATACTTGTGGTGTTAGATAATTCATTTAGTTATCGTCCTCCATATGCAATATTCGTAAGCTCTGTTGAATTACGGTCAATAGCATCTTCGACTGCTTTACCCAACAGATCAAATCTCTGTCTGATGGATAAATTCAAGTCTACTTGTAGCTCAATCGTTACTGGTTGTTCTTGTTGTGATTTTGACACGAATAGCTTATAGACATCTTTAATGTACCCTCTATAGTAATTGTTGTTAACTAAGAATTTCATGTCAATAATTTCATCTTCGTTATATCTTTCAAGCCGTTGCCTTAATTCACCAACCGTCATTTAATCAACATCTCCTTTAATTCAGTGTCGCGGATTTTCTCCTCTTGTACTTTTAATCCTTCTTGAATAGCTGCCACATCTCCAATCAGGACTAATTTCCCTTGTGCTCGTGATACCGCTGTATAGCACAAGTTACGACTAAGCATCCTTACATGGCTTCTATCAATCACTACAATCACAGCCTTTGCTTGGCTACCTTGGCAGCTATGAATAGAAATTGCATATGCTAATAGTGTATTTTTGATATGCGCCTTATCTACTATACAATCGCCGCAATCATATCGCACAATCATATATGGCTCTTTTTCATCAGGCATAATTTCCATTACTGTGCCAATATCTCCATTAGCTACAAAAGCGGTATCGTCATCATCAATAAGCGGCATAGAATATTCATTCTTTTTGTTGATTACCTTATCATCAACCTTGAAATAGATAGGTATATTATTGACCGTATGCCCAACCGTGCTTAATTCATTTGGATTGAATTTGGCTTGAATCGCCGCATTGATAGCCAATGAGCCAACTTCACCCTTATTAAATGGGGATAGAATCAGCACGTCATCCTTGCTATATCCATCTGCTAATAGCCGCGCATATTCTTGTTCAATTTGCTTGATTACTAATGTATCAGTTTCAATGAACTTATAATCTGTGAAAGTATCTGTCAGATGTTCATTTGCTCCATTTCGTACATCAGTAGCTATGGTAATAATGCCAGACGTGTTATATCTGAATACTTTAGTCAAGTTGCATACAGGCACAATGCCGCTATCAAGCATATCTTCAACAATGTTACCACAAGCAATAGATACAAGCTGAGATGGGTCAGCTATGAAGATGATTTTAGTACGGTCTGTTACTTTATCAAATAGCATTGATAGTAGATGGACGCTAACCATGCCCATTTCGTCAATTAGCACATAATCACCCAGATTTCCGCCACAAGTCAGGAACATATGTATTGTGCTTGCTTCACGTCCTGTTGCTTCTCTTAACCTCTTTGCCGCGATTCCAGTTGGGGATAACAAGGTATAAGTATAATTATTGGCTTCTAGCATCTCAATAATTGCCTTAGTGGTAGCTGATTTGCCAACGCCAGCACTACCAGTCAGCATCATCACATCTTGCTTACAAGCCATTTCAAGAATCTGCGCCTGTTCATCTGTCAGCTCTAATCCGTCTACACTTGTAAACTTCTGCCAATCCATAGGATAATAATGTGGATTGGCTATTTTTTTCTTGATGACATCAGCAATATGCTGTTCAGCACTATATGTGGCTTGTAGAGCCGTGTTTTGGCTAGATGCGTCATAGTGTACTTGCGCCGATTTCGTCACAACATCGAGGAGGTGATGAACGCACTGAGGCGCTTTCTGCTTAACCATATCAAATAGCATCTTGGCTTGCATCCTTGTATTGCCGTCCAGCTCATTATGCTTTAGAGCATATATAGTAGCCGCTTCACATCGTTCATAGCTATCCAACCAAATTGCTGTTTTATTAATTATTGCCCTATCTGCCCTATTAAAAGACCACTCAAGCAAGTTAATCATAACAGCGTATGGATTGGTATTTATATCCTTACTGAATCCATATACGTTCTTATATGTTGCGGCGATTTTGTTTATATCCTCATCATGCTCAATGCCCCAAGCATATGTTTCTCCCATGAATTCAACGCGCTTATTGATTGTCTTGATTTTATCAATATATCTTGGCAATAGCACCTTACCTACGCCGCGAATTTTTTTATAGTCTAGCTTATCAGCTTCACCATTCAACACCATACTGACAAAATGAGGATATGCGTCATGGCATGACTCAGCTTGCCCATTGGTCATTAAGCTGCGTAGCGTCTGTAATTCGGCTTTTTCTGTTAGATTGAATTTACCGTCTTTAGCTACAAATCCAGCAAAGCCAATGAATTTATAACTGTATTTGTACTTGTCATCCTTACATGGCTCAATGATACAATCAATAGATTGCCCCATTTTTAGGTCAGCAATGCCAGTTCCTTTTAGGCTGATTGTGCCATATTGAGGATGACATTCTATTGTTTCATCCTTAGTGCGACATGATATGATTGAGAAATTGGATTCAGGATTGTTGAATATCATGCGCATTGGGGTTAATTTTACTGTTTGCATCAATCCTGTTCCCCAACCAATAGCATATCCCATGCATCAATAATCAGCTTCATTAGCTTAGTTGCACCAAACGCTGGTTCCCAGCCCTCATTGTACATTACTTCAAATCCGACACAATTAACAAATGTAATCCAACGATATTTTGTAGCTGTTACCTTAAATTCACTATTGCCTGTTACGCTTACATTTGCTTTCAATAAGCTATTACAGATATGACATACAGCATCAAGCCATGCTTCATAGGTCAATACGTCTTGCATTATAAAACAACCTCCTTATCTCTTAAATCAACAATGGCACAAATTTCAACAATTACATCGTCGTATTTGTCAAAATATTTCTTTTTGACAAAATCTCTTGCTTCATTTTTATCTGACAATTTAGGCGTAAGTATAATTCTATTTTCATCTCTGCAAGTATTTTTAACCTTTACAATATAATTGCACATATTATAAAACAACCTCCTGTTCTTTGATAAATCAAGTATATCATAGTAACAAGAGGTTGTCAAGCATTATTTTAATTATTTTTCAATCATTTTCTTTAACTCTGCAAATAGCTCTCTGCCACAAATAGGACAAATAGAATCTAGACCAATAATATATTTTTCATCTACCATTAAGCCGCAATTTGGGGCATTTAATAGGGGCATATTTTAGAGGATGCTCAGTCCGTTTGCGACGATTTCTTTCTGCTCTGCTCATTTAGATTCACTATCTCCAATCCAACCATCTAAGCTATTTGCCATACAAGCAATCGCAGCTACTGCCAGTAGCATCCATTTGTTGCTATATCCGCGCAGAATTAGTGTGTATAGCACAACAGATGTGACCATACTAATCGCCTTGATCCATTTTCTCAGCTTACTCAATTAAAATATTCACTCCAATCAATTTCATTTTCATTTGGTTTATCAATAATTTCATATCTTTCAATAATTGCTTGTGGCTTAATTTGTCCATTATATTCATTCAATCCAAGCGATACTACAACCTTGATAGATTTGCCCTGTGCTGATTCAAATTGACTTGCTTCTTCATTGCTAACAAAGAATTTAATGAACTCAATACCGTCCTGAATTAGCTTGACAGTAATTGAGCGATTACGATAGACATAAATCTGAGGAGATGTTAAAGTACAATGGAATAATGGCTTGTTTACATCCTTACCCCATAGGATATTATTTTCTACACACACATTTGCAAGATTGCGTGTGATATTATTAGGCTCGATTTGAGCTGCTACCTCAATATCTGGCTCTACGTCCAAGTCAAGCCCATCTAAGAATCGTGCAAATCGTTTGAGGTTGGACTTCTTCACGGTTATACCAGCTGCGGCATCATGTCCTTGACACTTGGCTAATCCTGATTCATTGATAATCTCAAGCAAATCAATAGGACTGCGCATCGAACCAGACCATGTTGTGCTATTTAGTTCTATCAGCAGGAATGTGGGCTTATTATATTTACCACAGAATTTATTGGCTACAAGCCCTAAATAAGATTTATTCTCAGGTTCACCAAAACCGATAATAACCTTATGAGACGTATCAAGTCCATCTGACAGCTTATCTACTACATTCTTGACTTGATAATCCTGCTTAGATTTTACGGCTTTCATAACCTTTACAGCAGCTTCTGGCTCAATTTTACCAATCAGCGCATCAAAGAATAGCCGTTTAGTAGACTGGTCGTCACTACGAGCCAGTGCATTAGCAAGAGGCGCAATACCAAATGCAACACCCTCTGGATTAACGCCGCGATTACAACAATGCTCTAAGCAATATTTAATAAATGGATTGGTTGGATTAGTCAAGCCGTCATATACATATTTGCGGTTCTCAGGTGAACGTAAGCTGCAAATATCAGAGATCAGGCTAACAGCTACTAGGTCTTTGAAAGATTGAGTCGAGTCGAGTGCACAAGCAAATTTTTCTACAACTCCTGTACCGCTAATGTCGGTATTGCAAGTATATGTGACCTTAACACCATTATAAACTCGCTCAACTAGCTCAAGTTGGTCATCCGGCATTGGTGGAATAATAGCACTATTATATGGATTGACTACAACGGCGTGTCTATTCTCTTTTTCAATGATATGGTGGTCAAGAACAATAACCTTGATACCATGTTCATATAGCTCTCTACAAGCGTCAACCTCACTCGACCCAGCATCAGGGATAATGAGCATATCAATATTTGCGGCAAGAATATCTGGCAGCAGATCAGTACACCCGTGTTGTTTGCCAGTATGGGCAAAGATAATTGGCTCTACCTCTGGATGATATTCTTTACATAGCATATAGGCAATAGCAGCAGAACAAGCGCCGTCCATATCAGAGTCAATAACGATTCCAATTCTACCTATATCTCCATGAAGCATATCAACAGCCACATCCATGTTCTTATACATATCAGGCGATTGATATTCAATACTATCTGGATTTAGATATGTGTCAATATCGGCTATCCCACAAGCAGATAAATATTCCCCTAAAAATGTGGCTTCATTAAGGGAATCAAGCAGTGGATGAATCTTAATCTGAATCACCATCCTTTTCTGGCAGATTAAAATAAGACCACCAATCGTTAGAAAAATATATTGGCCCAATGCCGCCATTTTTGTCTTGCCAATCTAGCTTTTCTTCAATTTCATCCGTACCTGTACGCGAGTCATGAACCGTGACATCAACCTTTACATATCTGCTTTGCTTAATATAATGTTGCCCACTGCGCGGTCTATATGTAAGTACCCATTCACCTATTGGCGGCAAATCAGATACATCTACGACTCTATGCCATTCAATCATTCTTTCTCTCCTCCAATCTTAAACGGTCTACCCTTTTTAGCTCTAAGATAACCAGAACGATATGCTAAAGCAACAGCCTTAATTACATCACTTTCTGGAACATATGGCTCATAATCATTTTTTGATTCAAATTCTAGTTCAAATACAGTTGGCAATAATTTGTGATATTCTGTCTTCATACACATACTTTCAAGTTTTGGCTTGAGCATATTGTAGATTTCATCATCTGAAATATCTATTTCTTTTTCATACGCAACAATACTATCTTCTGGCTCAATGATAAACTCATAATCTTTCGTAACAATCATAATATCATTCGGTAAAATTCTGACCACTGCTTTGCCAATACATTCGTAAGGGTTTGTTTTATAAGCTACCTTATCTCCTACTTTGAATTTACTCATAAAAAGATTCAACCTCTCTTTCCACTAATTCTAATTCATCGTCATAATACAAATCATAACTATCCAACGGACTCCATATAGTACCTGCGCGTCTTAAAGAATACGCCCAATGTCCATTCATATCATTGAATTGAATAGCAATGATTTGTGCCGTATCGCCTGTTCTAATAGCATGAGACCTGTAAGGATGTGTCTCACCAATAAGTCTCACCACATCATATAGATAAAATTTACTAACGTAATAAATAAAATCAACCTCCTTGTTATTGATATAGCAATTATATCATAAAGGAGGCTGATTTGTCAAGTATTAAATTTATTTAAATATTGTGCCATCCCAAGGCTCATATTCGTAGCCGCAATGAGGACAATAATTGGATGTACCAATAATCTCTTTTCCGCATCTGGTGCACTTATACACATCACCGTAGTGCTCATCAAATTTATTCATTGGAATCCAAAGTAATTCAAGATTATTACTTAGTGGTTTATATTTATCACAGATTTCCATTCGTTTTGCATCACATACAGTCGACTCTTTCTCGCCCCAACATTTATCTATGTTTACCTTAACAAAAGCGCCATCTACCCACCTCAAATATGTGACATTATGCGTATACTTACATGGCGTTCTCATACTTTCACCCAATCCACAACAGTAACAACACGCTCTTTACGCTCAACACGATATGGGTTTGACGGATATTCATTTTCTTGCAATTCAGTTAAACCAGAGCGCCAGTCAATAGCCCAATATTCACCATTATATTTGAATATAGTTCGCATCTTCTGTGTCCATCTACCAGACGAGCCATCAATTTGATCTATATATTCATATCCTTCATCGTCAAGATCGCCCCATACTAAATTAGCACGGTCATCTTCTGTTAGCTTTTCTCCGTTTAGAAACTTTTCCATAATTGGTTTACTCATACTTTCACCCTACTTTCCCATAATTTCATAGCTTGTTCATATGACATATCCATCATATTGCATTTATACATATCATAACCTTGATTATTATAGACTATGCTAACTGAAAAATATGGCTTTAACTTAGCCGCCAATTTTTTCATCTTTACAACAAAGAACTTAAATTCATCATCTCCTACTTGGTGATAATCGCTATCCATACATAACACCACATCATTCACACCAAGCTCTAGCAATAGCTGTATATGCTGTTTGCTTATATTAGAGCCAAAGACAGCTAAGGCGTTATCTATACCATATTGAGGCGCTTTTAGCACTGACTTTTCACTCTCAAATAGCACTACTTGGCGCGACTTTTCAATAGCAGCTTTATTTTGGTCATAGCCATAAAATAACTGACTACTTGGAAATTTTAATACTGTCCCATCTAACGTACATATTGGTCTATATTTGCCCTTAGACACATCCTGCTCTCTTGTATATCGTCCTCTTACACCTACTAGTTGTCCATTAAACACAACAGGTATGGAAATACACGCCTGACGCGCATACCAGCCTATACCAAATTTATCAAGTGTATCCTCTGAAATGCCATAATCTAGCCATTCTTGCGGATATAAATGGTCAAATAGAGATAATATGGACTTGTCATATGTCAAGAGCTTATCTGGCTTTGGCTCGGCATTGGGCAAAAATCGGCGCAATTCAGTCCAATTATCAAGTTGCTCATTCTGTTCTATTTGCCCCACTTGTAGATGCAGGACTGAGCAGATATATGATACAGCTTGATTGAAGTCAATATGTTTGACATGCTGAACTAGAGATATGACATCACCTAAAAAGCCGCAACTCCAACAATGGAATGAGCCAGATTCTATATAATACCATAATTTTGGCTTATGCTTATCCCAATCAGCGCCCCAATGACAAATTGAGCCAAATATCAGATTATTGCTATCAGCTTTCATCAATGGCGCACCTAGAGCATCCATTAGTTCTATAATGCGGTCATCGGTTAATTGGGATTTAAGAGATGCGATGTCAATCATGATTCAAACATATCTTTTCAAATTCAATGTATTGCGTACCAATAAGAATCAACCCATCATCTGGCTTGTTATCTGACGTTTGAACATTAAAATAATGAGTAATTGCAGGACATAAATAAACCGGCTCTTTATATAGCTTGATGCCGAGCTTTAGATGTTTAGAGCCATCTGCATTATCATGGGATTCTACTACAAAATTATCATAATCATCTTGAGTGTCGAACGATACGATTGTTTCAAATCCTGTAAGATATGAGCGAGGTGACGCATATGGTACATTTATATGTTCTCTTTCTTCTTTTACATTTATGTGAATCATAATATTCCCTCAACGAAGTTTATTACGTTAAAAATACTGCCATGGTTGCAACCATACATGTGAATGCAAATAGCCCGCAGCCTAGACTGCACAACACCAGTGAGCTGAACTGACGATATTTCTTATAGTGGCTACCACCAACAGCAATGGCTAAAATCGCGCCAATCAAGCATTGAGCAACTAAAATCCATAGCATTAGTTATTCTCCTTATACCACAGCACAATTTCCTCTGGCACATATTTATCCACTATCTTGACAAATGGCGCTTCATCATTATGTAACCCAATCACAATATCACAGTCTTGATAATATGGTACATCAGCTAATAGCTTATCTGCATTTGCGGCAATATCTTGAGCACATAGACGCAGTATATCTGCACGATTCACATTTCTTTGCATTTTTCATTATTCCTTTCAATACAATTTTTTGATACCATAATAGCTTGATGTTAAAATATTGTTCAACGAGAATGTCAGGATTACGCAGATAAAATTCGCGCCAACTATCAGTATTCTTTTGTTTTAATAATTCATTCATGTGTCAATCATTCTTCAATAATAGGTAATGACATAGCTATTTTATATTCACAAGTTGGGCACACCTCTGTCTCGTTATACCCCATTGTGTCTACTTTACCGATGATTTTATCGCCACTTTTTCCACCTCTAACAGATACGCGAAACATTCTGGGCAATTTAATGATATGCCCTGTTACATCAAGTTCTTCTCCACAAATATCACAAAATCGTTTAATCATTCAGTTATCCCCTTTGTTGCTACAATAGCATCACGGAAATCTTGGAACGCCTTATGTATATCTTCCAAAGTTATCTTGCTTATATATTCTTTAACCTGTTCCGGCGTTTCTCCAAGTTGCTCAGCCATTTCTTCGATAGCGTCTCTACTATTATCATCGGCAATAGGCCATAGCTCGATTTCTTCAGCTAATTCAATTTCGCTCATTTAGCATACACCAACCTTGTTCTTTGAAGCTGTATTGGATTGTCGAACTTGCTCGTTACAAAACAATCCTTTGTTCGACCCGTATTCAAATCAAGGTAGAGATATATCTTAATACCTTGTTCAACCTGTGAGAAGCGCATTTTATAGAGATGTAGCACGCGATTTGGCTTTACTTTATCAGAATATTTCTCCATCATCATATCAGCTATTTCTTGCTCTTTACGGCGCAATGGCATAATTACGCCAGCTACATCAGCCTTGTTTTGAATCGCTCTTGAACCAGCCGCAACGCCACTGTCCATAATTTCTTGCGTCATAGCATTAGCATTGACCTGAGTAAATGTCAGTACGGCTATATTGTATTCAACAGCCAAATCCTTGAGCTTACTTGCTATGCCAGATAGCACCTGATCTGAGCGAGTAGATACGCCATTCTTTTTAGCCAAATCGCTTGATACAGATGAAGATTCAACAATATAATCATAACATAGAAAGCCTACTTGTTTATTTACTACATAATCCTTTACATACGATTCAATTAAATCAACCGTATAATTTGGCATTGTGACAATATATAGCTTAGATTCGTGCAGGATTTTAATAGCCTCATCTACACGTTCTTCTTCACCTTCTTCGTATCGCCCATTTAAGATGCTGAAGCATGGTACGCCGCTAATTGTAGCCACAATCTTCGGCGTGATTTCAGTATCACCAGCCATCTCAAATTGGAGATATAGACCAGCTTTATGCTGATAACATGGATTATCTATATATTGCCCCTTGTCTATATCATAGATTCTAGGACAGCATACTTGCACTAAATTAGCCAAACCAATGGTTGACTTGCCTACGCCTGAGCCGACTGAATAGATGGATAATTGCCCTTGAATCCAGCCTCTAGCAGCTGTGTTGAGGTATTCACTAAAGGTCGTTGCGCCAAATAGTGGCTCTGCTTTGAAGCCCTCTTTGACCGCCTCAAATCCATCACCAGCTTTTAGCTCATCTATATCTTTGTCCTTATAGAATTGCTTCTTTATAGCTATTTGCTGTGCATCAAAATATTGTACTATATCCTCTATGGTTGCTTTATCATCTTGCTCAAATTTATCTATGTTATAACCAGCATTTTTATAGCTTCTGAGTAACGTGGCGCGGCGCGTGTTGTTGTAATAGACCTCAAAATTGCCAACATTAGCAAGCTGCTTGACCGTATCAATAAAATCATCTAATTGATTTAGCTTGAATATATCCTCTACTCTCTTGTTGGTCTTACATAGCATATATAGGTCTAGTGCCGATATAGACTCAGCTCCACGACGACTAAGAGCGACGCACCCTTGCCACAATCTGAGGTGAAAATCCATCGTAAAATCATCACGGCTTAGGGGGTACTTGTCAGAAATAGCAAGAGAAGGCTTGATTAGCAAACAACCTAATAGCAATCTGACAGAATTTTGGTCATAGAGCAATGATTATTCCTCCATTATACCCTTAATTTCTTTTACCTTTTCAACATATTCTTTGAAGCTAAACCATTTGTTTTTCATCAAATGACCAATTTTATCAATCGTGTTATGCTCATCTACATGGACACGCACATATTTATCCTTTAGGTCTTCCCACTTATCAACCTCAAGCGTTTTCATCAATTCAATGATAGCACCATATCCATCAGATGAGCCATAATGTCCAACTTCACTACACCAATGGTCGAGACAATAGCCACCCATACCACCACCCCAACCAGCACCTTCAACATAGATATAAGCTGTTAGACATCCATGATCTTCACCCAGTTTAGTTTCTGTAATTTTAGCATTTAGTGTTTCGTTCCTCATTCTTATTCCTCCTTGCTCGATTCATCTAATTCACAAAACGTGCCTTGCCAATGCGGGCAATCCGTATCAGGAGCAGTGCATTTAGCACCATCTTTATATGGACACATCATCATTTCCATTTCAACGCTTGCCCACAACATTCACAATATTGCATATATGAGTTGACATCATTACCACATAACTGGCAAATGCCACTATCTTTGTACCATCCAGACGAGCGCACACCAACTGCATATATGGGGATTTGTTTCTGCAATGCTCCAACAATAGCGCCCAGATACGGCGCAATATCGCTTGTATCAAGCATACCGCTAGTTAGAGCATTAAGGGCCTCATCATATTCATTAACATATTGTTTCATAATTTAGCATTCTCCGGAAGTTTAATTCTAATCCAGCAATCAGAGCTATCTACAAGACGCTCTTCGCCCGTGTCACTATCTACCCATTCATGTTCATCGCGACGATATTCGCACATATGGCACAGCGGATATAAATATTCTCCATCTTCTGTACAATGCGCAACTAATACTTCTTCAAAATCGTTTGGTAATTCATCATTAAATACCTTATTCCATTTCATTGTTTACTCCTTCTTGTTTACTACAGTCTTAATATTTTTCCAACCAATCATTTGCCCACAACTGTGGCAATATGTATCCTTAATTCTACCATGGTCATTCTCTACGCCCATATCGCAATTAGGACAAGCCCAGCCTTCTGCATCTTCTTCTTTACGATAATAGGGTTTGCTTGGCAACTGCTTATTGATGGCATTTACGATAGCACAAAGCACCTCTGGATCAGCTTCATACATGATATTTGAGAACGCCCAGCGTAGTGCCTTATTATAATCATATTTCATTTCTCAATCCTCCGGCAATTCAATATGACACCAACGGTCTGTGGGTAGGGCTTCTGTATAATTTACGCCATCAGTCCATACTTTTACGTCATCACCTTTTAATTTAGCAACTAAACAAAAACATGATTTTCTTGGGTAATAACGGGAAACCAACACATATTCATCCGACCCAACCGGATAATCCTCAACTTTATGCCATTTCATCATCATCAATCTCCTTTACAATCATATTATACTCATCAGCTCTAAAGCAATGGAAATCAGGGCAATGACCACAACTTTCAGCGATGTCTTGATGACGCTCATCGTCATGTAATCTACATCCAGATGGTTCGGTATCAACAATAAGACCAGCTTCATCATACACCGGCTCACGAGCGACATAAATGCAGAAATCACAACAAGCCAATCTCAGGCATTCTTCAGAACATCCAATCATTTTATGTTTCATCTAATTAAATCCTCTTTAGATAAGCCCATTATACCCAATAAATCCTTACCACTCTCATCTGTTAGAGTAAAAGATTCCCCATTAAGTCCAATAACGAGATACTTATGCCCTCCAACATAAGTATGAGTAATATATCGAATACTTGAAACATCGACATACATCTTGGTAGCATCATAGCCAATATCATAACCCGGATAGTATTCAACCAAAATCATCTAAACACATCCTCCTCATCATTTCTTTTCATAATCGTCGCAACAACATCCTCAACTTGCCATTGCTGAATATTCTGTCTTACCTGATTTAGCCAAGTATAATATTTTTTACATTCATCGTACTTATATTTGACTAGTCCAAGTGGCGATTTAGATATGTCCTTTCCAAGCTCTTTATGGATATATCTGATTGTATAAGCAATACCACCATATGTCATATCAGGATTATCTTTCATCAACTGAGCAAGCTGGATTCCTACAAGCCGCATATTAGCATTAGGGGCGACTTGGCGTATATAATCCAGCAATTTGCGCCTATCATCTTTTGATTCTGCTTTAGGCTTGACAGCATGAGCATTGATATAATCCTGCTTACATTGCTCACAACAAAAATAGAATTTAGGCTTATATTCGATTGCGTCTTGCTTTGGCTTTGATTTACCACATTGGCGGCATTTAATTGTTTTTTCTTTTGATGGATTAGATTGTTTTAGCATCTTCGATCACCTGAGCAGAATCATATTTTGGATTATATTTACGAGCCTTAGCAATGGCTTCATCATAGCTATTGGCTTGAATATATATAATGTCATCCACAAAACGCCCATTGCACCAATAACTACACCAAACACGCCACGTTTTCATTGATTTGCCCTCCATCTTTTTGATAATCCAAGTATATCATATATTGATCGATTTGTCAAGAGGAAATTATCTCATATTCTAACATCCACTTATCAATTTCTTCTTGGCTCATAGCCGCATCTGTTCTCTTACAATCAACCACTCTAAGACCGCTAGGATGCGTTATAACCAGATTTTGCTCTATGCTATATCCTGCATCATATTCAAGCCGCAATTGGCATATACAGCCTCCACAGCCGTCAGGACGCTTAATATTAAATACTCTAGGCGAATCGCCGCATATATTCAAGAATCGGCTTGAATCCAGCCATTGCCCATCCATTTCTATATTCATGCTATCAGCCGCATTATCTTCAACTATACGGCAATATTGCACATTATAATACAATGATTTTTTCCATTCATTGATATTGCCTGATACCAATAGCCTAGTAGGTGTATCAGATTTTTTCATTGTATAATAATGTTTATTTTTGACATATATATAGCTATCTATTCGTGGATGGATATATTGTGCCATATTAAGCCATGATTTGATTTGCGGCTCATTCCATTTGCGGCTTAATGTTTGGCTCATGGTCAAGCATTGATTATTGGTGATGACGCTGAATTTAATTTTCATATGGGTTTGATATAGGTCAATTCGCAGCTCTTGTAACTGGGATATACATAGAAATCTATTCAAGCATCATCACCTACTTTGTCATTACTTCGATCTAAAAATTACAACCATAGATGGAAATGGGGCTGAATTTTTACATCCACCAAATTTAAGCCGTCCTTTGATAAAGCGAATCTCTGTATTTGGCTTATTGTAAATATAATCATGGAACCAACGCGTATCGGTTCGAGCCGGTAATAGCATTACTACTGTTACAGAGCCAACATGAGAAGAAATATAAGCTCGTCGTACCCACTCACCAATTTTACGTCCATAAGGAGGATTACACCATACTGTTCCAATCCAAGGGCGACTTAATCCATCAACTTCTTTTGTGTAGTAGTGTTCACATTTATGATTGTTTTCATCAGCACATACGTCTAATGTAAAATGAAATTCATCATTCAGCTTATCGAAAAAATCTTGCGGCGTAGACCAATTATCTGTTGCACTTGAAAATATTACATCTGTGTTCATTTTTATCACCTCACAGCTATTATATAATAAAAAGGCGGGATTGTCAAGCCCCGCCTTTAATATTTTTATAGATTAGAATGGGTTATCATCATCCCAATTGAAATTGTTATCAGTATCAACCTGTGATGTTTCTGTCTCCTGAGTATTACTAGACGGGAACATAGCTTCAAAATCAGAATCGGTGATTGGATCATTAGCAGGAGTAGATGCAGTTGCCTTAGTAGTAGTCAGCTCCTTGAGCGAGGGAATCTCATATTCGCCCTTTTCAATGGCTTCAACGGAGCGAACAGCCGCAACATAGTTACGAACACGAACCTGACCCTTCTGGTTCTGATACTGCTCGTCTGCAATGATTAGACCAACGACCTTATTAACAAGCGTCTTTTCGTCAAAATCCCACTTATAGCCCTTATTAGACTTCTCAACTGCGTTTGTAAAGCCCTTAAACATAGATGCCGCGCTATCCTTATAGGAACGAATAAATGTGCCAGCATTAGGCCACTTCTTTTCCTTGCGTGTATCGCCATCATACTGCTTCTTGAAATATCCCTTGTCATCGCCCTTGAAAATATCAAAATAAATCTTTAGATATTCTTTCTCAGGATGATCTTCTACCTTCAGAATCTTGCAAATATAACCATTTGGTGTTAGACGCTTAAAGGACGTACTTTCAACGATAGAGTCCCAATTTTCAATTCTTCTCAATTTTTATTACCTCGCTTTAATTTGATTTTAATGAATTTTATATTTTACTCAGCTTTTTTTAGCTGTAGTAGACTCCTTTGATTCTTGGTATCCATTCATGTTATCCATTGTTTTACAACCATACATATCATCAATGTTACAAGTTCCATAATTTGAACAATTTTTGCAATTCATCACTTATTCTCCTTAGTAGCAGATTTAGCCTTGGGCGCACTTTCCTTTTTTTAGCCCATAATATTCTCTGATTGTATCATCAACCATCTTTAGGTCGTTATCAATCTCAAGAGAATCAAACATCCCCATTGGCGACTTGCATGGATTCGAGCCGTCAGACTGTGTGATAAAATAATGCTTGCGCTCATCAGCTTTACATAGCAGGACAATGCTAAACAGTCCCTCTACTGTGAGCTGCTGGTCTAGCATCTTGCCTAGTGTCTTAGCCTTTACCTTGCCATTTTCATCAGTATCAATATGTTGCATGATATATACAATCGTGTCAGGACTGGTATCTTCCTGAACAACACGCAACATATCTTCATAGTTCTTAGCCATCGTAGTGAACTTGCCATATCCGACTTCATTTACCTTGTCAAAACTCTCAAATGCCATAAGATACTGAGCATCATCTACGACCCAACTTAGCTTCTTTCCACTACATACCGCGCCTTTGATACTAGCATATGTTGCCTTGTTCATACTCTGTAGTTTATTTACATTTCTGAATGGTAACGGCTTAGACGCCACATTTAGGATGCCAACATCTTCTTGCTTGAAATTTCTAAGTGACGCTGATTTGCCAGAGCCACTTTCACCTAAAATAAGAACTGCTACGCCCATTTACTTACTTAATCCTCCTCATTCTCATGAACTTCTTTTAGCCAAAAATCATGACGACATTTATCACATACTCCTCTATCCTCACAATCTTTCTGAGCTTTACCATGAGTCAACCCAACATCCAACTGACATGGCGCGATACTTGGCAGTCCATCGTCACTAATTTCAGTATCAGGCCATTGCTTCAAAAATTCACTCTGTCTTGTTTTGGCAGGATGTTCTTTTGCCCATTGCTCAACAATAGAAACGCCATCTTCTTCTTGTCCATCAAATTCTTCTCCACAACGATACTTATAAGCAGGACATTCCTTACACCCATCATCGTTGTATGCTTTACACATTCGATTAAACTGTTTTAAAAATTCAACAGCATCCATTATTTACACCTCCTTGGGGGTTGCCAAATATGCCACAACAAAAATCTTCATAATCTTTTACAACGGCATCAGCCACATCGTTCCAAAATTTGATAAGATATTCAGATGATTCATTTGGAAAATACAATAGCAACGTGTTTACAACATTATTCCCGGTTGTAAGTCTACCTTGAATTGCATCGAGTAATTTTTCTCGTTTTACTCTAATTTCTTCCATGCCTTCATCTCCTGATACGTCTCTTGCAGTTTTACCCATTCACCATTTTCATCCTTTTTCATTTTATTCTTCTCTTGCAATACAGCTCTAACCACATCGCCCTTTGATAATTGATGATTCGTCCAGAATTTCTTATTGGCTCGATACGTGCGTTCTGCTCCATAACATAGATTATATAGTGTACAATAAACCGTACCATATCCTGTTGTCTTGACATCTAACACGAGCCAATCATTTGGGTCTGAATTTGGGTCATTTACTGTGCAATATCCTAGATACTCAAGTTGCCATTTAATGCGATCAACAATAGTAGCTGGCTTGATGTTAGCTTGCTTAATTAAAGCCGTTATCAATGCTTTATTATTAATCTCTCTAAATTGCTTCTCAGTTTCTTTGTCACAACACGGTCTAATTACATCTATCATTATATCATCAAATGATGATTTTGTCAATACCTTTGCTGAAATATATTTTTGATAAATCTCATATTCAGCAATGAGCCGGTTCGGTTGGGCAAATTTATCAAAATATCCAAGATGGAATAGAATTTCAATGGCTTTTTTATTAATTCTAGGGTCATCCATAAGAGCTTGATATAGAGCGGCGCGATTCTTTATATCTGTTTTACCAAGCTCATATAGAGCCTCTGGTGCGCTCTTAGGCATATCCTTAATAGATGCCATAGTCTGTACAATACAGTTATTAGCACGATCTATATTGAACGCTCTATTATCGTCACCAAATTGAATATCTTTTAACTTATAGCCGCGCTTTAACATCTCCTGCTTAATAAGCGCAACCTTATCTTTCTCACCCTTATCGGTAAATCGCTGAAGAACACACTTATAAAATTCAAGTGGATAATGCGCTTTGAGATAAGCAATCGTTACGCTATCAATAGCCATACAATAAGCATGGGCACTATTGAAGCCATAGGCGGCGCTATTCTCAATAATCGTCCATACCTTATCGGCAAGCTCATGTGCCTTGTTATCATCATTTGTTTCGCCAGTATCAAGAATAGCTTGGGCAAAATTCTTGATAAATTTAGGCTTTGCGTCCTTGATGATATAATCCTTTTTCTTACTAATTGCCTTGATAATAGTATATGTCTCAGACATAGGGAAGCCAGCAAATCCAAGGACTTTCATTAGAGATTCTTGATATAGAATGAACGATGATGAACAGTATTCATCTTGAAGCAAATCATCAAGTGCCTTAATACCATAATCAAAGTGTTGCCGTTGCTCAAACGTCTGATACATAGATTGGAAAGAAGGTCTGATTGCAGCTATAAATTGCGTTAGCTCAGCAATATTCTTTGGTTTATATCGCATTACCTTTTGAGTCGACCTTGGTTGTTCACACTGATTGACGCATTGTGTATAGCCATCTGCATAAATCTGCCACGTTGCATCATCATGTGCAATTTTTTCAAGAAGCTGGTTGACAGTGAATGGCTCGATACCAGCCTCTTTATAAATATCATATGTCAAGCCGATTGAATCAACAATAAGATAATCCTGTTTGAGATACCCAAAAGCATCAATCGTGCCTGATTCAATATTGGCTACAAGCACCTCTTTACCTGTTGCTTCAGATTTACACAAGCTGATACCAATATCAGATTCAATGTCGCCCTCATAGCACAAGCAACCGCAATTATGAACAAGAAGATTATTAACTGTATAAGTATGTGTATCCTCCACTTCAAAGTTATAAACGGTCTGAATTTCTTCAAGTTTTGTTTTGTTTCTATATGGAACCCAAATCATGCCATCTTCATATAAAGCTTTATCTTGTTTTCGAGCTTCATAATGAAATTCACCACGATATTGTGTATGAGAATTTACAATTCTACCCTGAATTTTCTCAATTCTATCTTGTCTTGATTTAATTAAAGAACATGGGCGATTATATGCTTTATTTATGCAAGCAACAATTCCCAGCGCTAATTCTTTATTGATGGTAGAAAATATCTGACATTTTGTTACTTTATCAAAATGCCCATCTGCACTAAAGTAACCTTGTAAGAATGATTTAAGCTGTTCAACTGGTAGATTAAGAATTGTTCCTGTCAAGCGTTTCCCAATCACATAATCTCCAAATTCACCAAGCCAATCATATAATTCTTTACTTTTGAAATATATCTTATTGGTAGTCACTTCTTTTGCTATTCTAGTCTTACACCAGCTTGCATGAGATAAGATTTTATTTGTTTCATCATTATTTTTATTACAACAAATAATGACATTTTTTATTTTTTGCCCAACTTTCTCACCAGACTTACGAACTGTATGACTTCTCCATCCATCTCCAAAATATCGTCCAATACACCACCAAAAGTCAAGATTTGTTGAATCTACAAAATTAAGAATTGGTAATCTGCTTAATTGATTGATTGGAACTCCAATTAAATCGCCTTGCTCAAGTTGCTCAACTGTTTTCCATGTAGGATTTTTATTTCTTTTTTTTGTGTAAAATGGATGGTTGCTTGTAACTTGAATTGCCGGAGAGCCATATGCTACAACGTTATAAATGTCATCAACATTGGATGTTATAAATAATTGTTTTACTTTATGATATTGTCCATCACTAGATAAAACATTATCTCCAATGGTAATATCCTTAATTTTTTTGTAACCATTGCTCGTCATAACAAGTTCATCCGCAGTAAAGCATGGATGACCCTTTGCAGTATTATAAATGCCTAGATATTTTTTACATCCATCTACAAGCTCTTGATATTTTGGCTCGATATATTTATGAATATCAACCGTTTCACCATCTTCAGCGTGTTTCTTAGCTGTTTCATATTGGTCAATCTGCTTACTTACTTCATTAGCTGTATCAGGCTCGACATTATGTGCTCTTGCATACATTTTCCATGCGGCCTTGAATTTAAGCGTACCAAGAGCCAATAGGTCATATGTGCCAAGTTCACCTACTAGGTCGCGCTGTGCTTGAATGAATGGTTGACGGTCACTAACATTGTTATCAATATCGGGCGGCGTATGGCTATCCAAGACGCGCTCTTTAGTCAAGAATCGCTCTGAATACATAAGGACTGGACTATTAACCTTATCAACCTTAGTAAGCCGCAAGAGCTTATTGAGATACATAGAGACAGCAGAACCACGCCCTGATGGGGTCAAAATACCGCCATATTTCTCTTGCCCGCGCTTCATTACCATATATGACAAGATGAAATAATCCGCCATATTACAAGCCTCTATTTCACCTATATCATGCTTAATCTCTTGATAATACTGTTGCAGTTTATCCTTGTTAATATCGGCTTTTTGCAAGAACCATTCATCTTTAAGAATCTGCTCAAAGATATGATTGCGTTCCTCTTGAGTTTTATTGCGCAGCTCTTTTATAACAGGCACTTTCAATGAGCGGTCGAGCTTGATGTCCTCAAATTCAAACAACACATTGGTATTATTAATAGCGGCTTTAATCTGTCCATCTGTCAATACGCCCTGTTGCTTAAATCGCTCAAATAGAACATCATATGTTGGATAATCCATATACCATCCATCTTCATCCTCATAATGGATGTTGCCAGATTTAAGCAATTCATCTCTATCGAGCATTTGCGATTCAGTGATAACATGACTATCACACCCAGCAATAAGTGGAATTCCATAAAATTTTGGCAATAGCAAATGCTCATTTAATTGCTTCTGCGCTAATGTATCATGGGCTTGCACTTCAAGATAGAAATGCGGAAACTTATGTGCCAGTTTAATAACAATATCGTCTATATTGTTATATTTATTCCAGAAAGCAATGCAAGCCGTTGTAATCATCACATCATCGTATGGCAACTGGTCAATCAATTCAAGATCAATGCGAGGACGTGCATAATATCCATCCTTATTGGCAATAGATAAAATTTTATTGATTGCTTTACGCCCTTTATCGGTTCGAGCTAATAGCACAATATGGCAGTTGCTTCTATCTGACTCATGCCTGTTTTTTACCCAATATGCTTCAGCGCCATATATCCATCTGATATTCGTGCCATTCTTCTTATTAAATTTTTCTAAGTCATCATATTGATTGAAATAATTACCAGCCCATCCATGCTCTACTGTGGTATAGATGCACGGTTTATCTCCATATCGCGCTTTTAGCTCATTCCAATAATCAACAGGCAAGAGCGGGCTATCTTTCATATAGCGATTACTTAATGATGTATGTTTATGGTAATTTACCCAAATTGGTTCATTCATATTTATTCCACTTCAGTACACATACCAATACATTGTGGATAATCTAACCGCTCGAATCCATCAAATGTATCAGTACAAATATAATATGTCGGACACCATCCAATACGATTATCATCGCATACATATTTGATGGTTAGGTCGAATCTCTGAATGTTCCATTCACTTGCAGCATATTCAAACACGTCTGCTAATGAATTAAATTCGCGGCATTCTTTCATTGATTCTTCAAGCGTGCCCCTATGTGGTCGATATTTCCAAGCCATATTTGATTCCTCCTTACTTATGATTCACCGGTATAACCACACCATCTCCATTTTCAGCCTTGAAATAAATCGGGCTGATTCTATTTGCCGCATACGCCTTACAATCAGGCAGACATTCCATAGCATTAAGCAAATACTGCGGATTAACCCAAAGATTCAATTCTTCATCAAGCAGATAATCAGCTACTTTCTTAGGATTATTCTTTTCTTTGATTTTATGCGTCTTGATATAGACCTTTAATTTGTCAATATCAGGCAGGGCAATTTCCTCAGAGTCGTATATTGGTCTAACAATCTGTTCAAGCTGCATTTCCTGTCCACGATATTTTTCATCAATTTCAGGCAGGAGCGGCTTTTCGTTGAATCGGATTGCTACAAAGCCATCACATACGCAATACAGTGTTGAGCCATCTCTTGTCTGATTGGTAAACATACCCATTAACATATCTCGACCAGTGGATTCAGCGTTCTTAATGATACGATTTGCCGCAGTCACAATCGACTTAGTATCAGATTTCTTTGACTGCTCAATGAGCATATCAGCTTCAAGCTGTTTTAGAACATTATCCATCTCTTCACTAGTAAAAATCATACCCTCAGCATTTACAGAATCACGCCACACCTTGATAGTATCATACAGTTTTTCAGTTGTCATAATTATTTACCTCTCGCCTTTTTATCAGTTCTAAAATCTACTAATCTATTATTAGGGTTAAAATCCTGAGATGGTTTAGGTATGATATTATCTATCATATTATTAAACCATTCGTAACTATGCAATCTGTTCCACAAATCCTCAAATTGTTCTTCTGTAAGAATTGGTAGTTTGAATTTTTCATCCATAATTATTTATTCCCTATAATCGTCATAAATTTCAAGCACATAATGCTTCTCGTCTCCCCACTTGCGTGGTGGTGCAATTATAACTTCATGTCCCGTTTCATCAATCAATTCTTTTAGCTTAGCCATAGATGAAATATCAATATATGTAATATCCCATTCACTATTATTGATATTATTCCTCACTCGAGTCATATACATCTTATACTTTTCATCCCTAAGACAAGGATACTTGTTAATTGCCCCAACATAAGATGTGTAGCCAATCGATGTGATATTTAAGCAGAATTTCATAATAACAACCGCCCCTTTCATTTAATACTTGGATTATATCATAGATTAGAGCGGTTGTCAAGAGGGTTTATTTAATTTTTTCTTAGAATTTTAGCGTCAATCAACTCTTTCTGATTAAGCCATTCTAAACCATTTTCAATATCTATCATTGCACGATTCGTTTGTTCGTCAATTAAAAACCTATCCTTCTCATATTCGATAGTAACTCGAATTGCGCCACATTGACCAGCTAATCTTGGGTCTGTCCTATAAATATAACGGAATATATTCATGTCAAATGTAATCAAAGCGTCATGCAATTTAACATTTGTCACTACATAAGCAATATCAATTTTGTGAACAACTTGTAATTTGAAATTCTTCGTTATAAATTCGTCAAATCTCATATCACAACCACACCTTTTGATCCTGTTGAGTACATACAACCCTACTTGATTTACCTTGTTTAATTAGCTCATCTTGTAGGGTATGAGTAAATTCTACCTTGCTTGAAAATTCACTATGTACTAAGCATAATTTGTCATAATCTATATTCTGATAATATTGCATTAGCTGATTATAATTGGCATGAGATGAAAATGTATTTAAGCAATATATCTGAGCATTGTTCTGAATCAGCTCACCATCAAGCATGATTTCTTTTGCGCCATGCTTAATTTCATATGCAAGCGTATTAGGACTAGCATAACCAGAGAATAGCACGGTATTGCGGTTATTGGGAAGAATGTATTTGAGATGAGCCAAAGCCCGTCCAGCATTGAGCATACCGCTACTAGCCACTATAATGGCTCGTTCATTTGATTGCTGAATAGATTGACTTTCTTCCCATGACTCAATTAGTCGCAAATTGAGCTTATCTTCATAATCTAGTTGCTCTGACCATGCTCTATAGATACGACAGGCAAGCGGCGAATCAAGATAAATAGGAATCATCTGCCCATCAATCTTGCGCTCCATGGCTCGTGTATGCCATAGGACATCAAGAATATCCTCTACGCGCTGTAGACTAAAAGCTGGCATCAAGATACGGTTATATTGGTATATAGCCGCATTAATAATTTGCTCATCATACCAGCGGTCTTTCTTCATGCTATAGCATCTAGTCGAATCACTATAAGTACATTCACCAACTACTACATTACATCTTGGCAATGGCTCGATTGGCGGTACAGATACGCTCTTAGCCTCTGTATTAAAATCGCCCGTAAAGCCAATTCGCTTGATACTATAACCTTGTTTGATTTCCAACACAGCTTGAGCCGAATGAATTATATGACCAGCATGATAATATGTCAGCTTTGCACCGCCTACAATGGTCGTAGGAACGTTAAACGGCACTTCGACAAGCCATTGTATTACTTTATCAATATCAGCCTCAGTAGCCAATGGTGGTGCTTTGATACCATGCTTATTCTGCATCTTTAGGCTATCCTGTGCCATGATTTTAATGCAATCATCCATCATTATCTTGAGGATAGGAATTGAGCCTTGAGGGATATAGATATATGCTTGCATACCCATAGCAACAGCTGCAAGCACCCCAAGACAATGATCGGCATGTAGATGAGTAATGACAACACCATGCACCGTCTTTGGTTTGATTTTCTTCATCTGGTCACGATTAGCGCGATAATCAGCTACTAGATTATTGGTCTGAATTAGACCCATATCAACAGCTAATTTGATATTGTCGAATCTAACAATCGTGCATGAACCAGTTACAGATGCGGAATTGCCACCAATGAAATGTAGATAGGGCTTGGATGTTCCAGATGATTTAGCTGGCATTAGCCGCCTCCTCGTTCTTTTTACCAGTTGGTAAATAAGCCCATGCTACCACATCGTCCCAATCTCCATGATTGTCAAGATAATATGAGTTATATCCAGCACATCCATCATCTAGCATACAGGTGTCTTGCCATACATCACCACTTGCACCCAATACTAGAATATCTCTATTATCATCCGGTAATTCACAGGCAAACATATAAAGAGGATATTCATATTCGGCTAAACCCCATTCGGCAAATCCTTCAATTTCTTCCTCAGTTGGCGGTCTGGTTACAACCTCATGCCATACAATTTTTTCAATCCATTCCATTAAGCTGGCTCGCCTTCCTTCTTTATCTTTAGCACATTTCTCAGAACACAATCCATACAATTCAAATCAGCATCATTCCACATTTTATCTCTCTGTGCCGTCATGCGTGGGTCGATTTTTACATATCGGTCACAATCAGATTGATAATCACAGCGGTTGCAAGGGATTTCATACAATTTTTGAGGTCTACGGCCCATTCATATTCCTCCTCATATTCAGGTTCTGAGCTTACATCAAAACCAATAGCTTGCGTCATCTGTGGACTTGGCTTAATCGTCTCAGCAGCAGCTTGTGCCTCTCTCTGGTCAAGCTCTAAATCAATCTACATACGATTGATGTGTGCATTGATAGCGGATGAAATCCATGTAACCACAGAATCAATCAATGGCATAGCGGCTGATACAAATAATATCGAGCCGCCAGCAATCCATAGTGGTAATAGATTATTCTTTTCTTTCATACATCGCCTTTCTTGATTTCATATAGCATTAAACAGAGCCATAGCAGCATACATACGCCCAGCCGCCATACATCATCCATTCTTTTTACCTCTTGAGTTGGCTTCAGCTACTTTACTCTTGATAACATCTTTAATTGCTTTAGCAGATGTCAAGCCACTTGTTAGCTTATAAATCTCATAAATATAAGCATCCCATCCAGTCATAAGCCCTTGTGTGAAATAGCTCTGAAATTTAGGCTCAAGTTCCTTTCTGAGTACGTCCTGTAGTTCATTATCAGACATATGTTCCCTCCCTATATGGCATATCGCAATTTGGACAATATACTTCTGTTAATGTTTCATAACATGGCTCATCCAACTCGGTATGCAACTCTCTATGTGTATATCTTTCTAGCTTAGAGCCACAAACAGGACATCGCCCCATTGATTCTAGCGCTGTATCAGCTGTGTAGGCTAATGGCAGGACTTTTAGGCTAGATAGATACACTAGACAATTTACTAGTGTATCTTCATCATCTTTATAATACTCACATACCGATTCAATTATTTCATCGTGCATTTCTGTCATAGCACTAGCTCCAGCCATTCTGTGTCAACAATAAAGCTATAATGGTTATTTACATCCATGATATAAGCAAGCGTCTGATTCTTATGTTTGGCTACTGTTACAACTCTAAATCTATAGTCTTCAAGTTCGTATGTCTGCTCGCCAAAAATAAGATCAGAAGCATATGCGGTCATTACATCATCAACTGAGATATGATTTGTCTTACACCAATCAGATACAGTATGTGGATAATACCAATCAACAACGCCATGCTTGAATTTGACTTTATCACCAACCTTAATTTCTCTTGGCTTCTTTGCTTCAAACATTCTTTCTTTCAGCTCATCAATGCCAACCTGTAGCCGCCAATCATCGTCAGGATGGCACCGAACCTCAACCTTTTTACCGTCCTTACTTGTCATCGTCATACGATTGCCCTCAATATGCAGGTCATAATCGCCCTCTAGCCACTTAGGTGCTAGATTCTTTTCATAGAATTTGTATTCAAGATTCATGTTTTTCTTCATCCTTTCTTTCATAATTTCATCATACAAGCTATTGAACACATCTTCCCACATCATTGTTTTGTTCTCCTTATATCTTAAAAATTCACAACACTCATAGCGTTAATTGCACGCTGTTCAGTGCGCTTAATATATCTGTTTGCCGTAATAGCAATAGACGAATGCCCCATTGCTTTACTAATGACCTCAATCGGCACATCAGCCTCAGACATCATCGTAGCGAATGTGCGGCGCATCGTGTGATTGCTAATATGCAATTCTTCCCAATTCTCAATACCAGCTTTTCTAGCTGCTACCTTGAGCATAGCACTGGTATTCTTTCCGTCCATCTTCTTGGACTGATTACCAACGAATAGGTATTCGCAGCCATCTTTGCGCTCGTTGATAATATAGCTATCAATCAACTTAATTGTCTCATCGCCTAGACCAATCAATCTATCCTTATCGCCCTTGCCGCGAATGACCAGCACATTGTTTGCGCGGCTTTCATACTGTTCAAGTGTGATATTAAGCAATTCGTGAATACGCAATCCAGTCTGTGCAAGCATCGTAATAATTGCTTTATTACGCAAATTGGTTGCCGCATTGACCATTGCTCTAACCTGTTCACCAGTTAGCGCGGACTGCTCCCGGTTCTTGATAGCAGGAGCTTCAAGAAATTCAGCAGGATTGCGACTAATAAATTCATTCCGATAGAGGAATTTGAAATATTCACGAACGGCAGATGTTCTCTGGGCAACAGATGCAGAGCTGAGATTACTCATGTTGGACTGCCACAACTCAAGGTCAATCGCCTTGATTTCAGATTCAGGCTTGTTGACATATTCCAAGCAATTTTCAATCGACTTGGTATATTCACGAATCGTTCCCTCGCTACGATGCTTTGCTTTCAGACTCATAATAAACAGTTCATTCATAATATTCAGCTCCTTCATTTGATGATTTAAGTATAGCACCATAGCGGCGATTTGTCAAGTATTATTTTTAACTTTCTTAATCATCTCATCATATTTCCCACCAGATAAAACTCGTTCACACTCTTCAATGTTCTGTGTAAAATAGTAAATCGCTGGAATGTTATAGGCTTTACTTTCCCATTTGCGGAGCGATACGCCCTTTTCAACACAATACCAATCAATAGAAATAATGTTCTGAAATGGATAAGCAGTTTCGCCTACCATAATATATCCCTCATGTTTTATATCGATCATAATCCATTCAGGAATACTACATCTGATTGTATTTGGGTCAATGTAAAATTTATGCCTAAATGAATGCTCATCACCATCTAAGGTCTTAAATGTCGCGCCCCATTTTTCAACAATTACAAAATCAGTTGGCTTGTATTTCTTTTCTCGTTTCTTAAATAATATCATATATTCACCACCATTCTTTTCCTTTAGAAAAATCCCTATAATCTTTCGACCATAGGGATTTTAACAGGCGGATTATTTACTCATTGATTTCCGCCTTCAATGTACTTGTTGGCTTAAATGCCAAAGCATACTTGGCAGGAACTTCAATGGTTTCACCAGTCTGTGGATTACGAGCCGTTCTTGCATCTCTCAGCTTAGTTGTGAACTTGCCAAAGCCATGAATCACAACGTCCTCATGCTGGACTAGACTGCGCTTTACATAATCAATGAACGTGTCTACGATTTCAGTTGTGTCCTTGACAGTATTTTCTGTGCTATCTGCTACGAACTTAATTAGTTCCTTCTTTGTCATAATTTCCTTTTAATTTCCTTTCGATTTCTAATAAAATTTTATTAAAACAAGTCGCAATGTTCATGCGCATATTGACTTGATATATAGGGTTATTTTGTCGCACTATTAACTACTTACAGGTACTCACTTCACCAAGCCCTATACTATTTGCGCGGAATAGGATTATCACCACACTATAAGCACATTTTCCAGTTTTGCTCTTCGGATGGTACTAGATGAGATTCGACCAACAGCCAACCTTAGCAGTGACGCGCGTTATTTACTAAGGATTTTTAGAATTGCCACACTCTCTACAAATTCATGTTAAATTGAATTTACAGTTGCGCAACCATCTTAAAATCAAGAGTGTGGCGACGTTGCCTCATAGCATCAAGTGGTCAGCTATCAACTATTCAGCAACTAGCATTATAACCTATAAACTAGACTATCCGCAGTGACCAAATCTTGAGGACTGTCTTACAAAGCTAGGATTTTCGGCTTTTCCACCAGACGGCTATCAAGTGTGCTTACAATGCTAGTAGAGGCATGATAGACGTTTTTGACCGTGGTAGGATTCGAACCTACATCTCATCCGCTATGAACGGAGAGTATTACCAATTAGGAGACGCGGTCATATGGAAATGGGCTTTAAGCGTCAACCCATTAGAAGCATTGGATTCCTATTCAGTTTATTAAGTCGTATGTATCCAACAACCAGTGGACTTTGGTAATGGGCTTTAAAGATAAACCCATTAGAACTAATCAGCAAGTCTACACTCTAACCTAGTCCTAAGACTGCTAGAACCTCTCCACATTTTTGTATGCCTCGCCTCGACTTACTGATTGCAACTATAATTAGTATCCCTTAGTTGCCTAGGGGCCAATCCCTGCTTAATCCGTCTGGTTCTCGTTATCGACATGATTGACTGCATATGCCTTTATGCTGTTAAGCAATTTAATTTCCTCTCACCAGCTCGATTTACATTTGATAACGAAGTGCTTATGACCAATTCTCTTCTCCGTATTAGTAGTCTATAAACCAGCCACTATATATCGTTTCAAGTGGACTTAATGGTGCGGGATAGGAAAGTCAAATCCCTACGCCTTACGGATTTTGAATCCGCTCCCTCTGCCGATTGGGGTACCGAGCCATATTTATCTTAAGCCGACTTTCTACCTCATAGCTATTTCTAGCATCGGCTCGTGAATGATGTTTACATATGATGTGCTATCACGCCAAAAAATCCATGTTGCTAAGGCATATCCCAACACACAACATAATGCTTAGCAAGACAAATTTGTGTGCCAGTAGTCGCTAACTACTCTTGGGAACAAGTGAATATCGAACTACCATTTCTGGACGGTGCGACCGATTTATTCTTGTGCAAAGCACTATGTTCATTCACTGTTAGTGACTCGCGATCAGGCTTCCTCTGATTTAACTGTCACCATTGCCACGATTTACTCCTTAGACGATGGCTGCCTCTAAGCCAACATTTCATATGTATGTAATATCCTTATATCACCTTTGCCGTTATGTTTTTTGCCCTCATGCTAACGGAACACGCTCAGGCGCGACCCCAATTCTCTATAAGCTATCTGCCGCTTCTCAAACTCTGCACAGACCTGCTTCACAGGCGTGATATAGATTTGACGGTTATCTTCAAATCCGGTCGGATATTATAAACGATGGCTGTTCATCTCACTCCATTTACTACTGCTCCTGTGTTCCAAAGATTCTATATTGCTATTCATTATCGGCTTTGCCGTCCTGTCTTACCGGGCGCTCATAATCTTTAGCTTCGTAGCACCATCATCTTTACATTCTCAATTATAGCATACTTGATTTCATTTGTCAAGTATTATTTTTGAAATTATTATTTATTTTTTCTAAGATTTCTTCCATTTGCACATTGGCTTTAGTCCAATGATATACGACTATCAGCATCCCAACTGCAACACCAGCCGCAAATGAACCTAAACAAGCTAACAGAATAATCATACACTAATAATCAATAAATTTTCCCAAACTCTTTACCCTACAAACTTACCTTACCTAATTAACTAATCCTGTTTTTCTTCATTATTAGTCAATGATTTCTTTGCTAGACGAGCTGATTTGAGCCGTTCTGCCGCAGCTTGCTTCTGTTCATCGGTCATCTCTCTTTTTCTAAATGGATTGTTGCCTAGGCGAAACGGATATAAATTGCAATCGTGGATAGTACAATTCTTTACTTCATAAGCCGAGCCACAGCTACATTCTAAGCAGTGCTGACGGATGGCTTTTAGTGGAGATTTTTCCATATTATCACCTCATTGATAATTGGTTCCGTTTATTATTATCTAATGCCTTATAAACGGTTTCCTTAAAATTTGGCCCCTACTTTATACACTCATAGGTGAATTGTGGTCAGTTAACGATTGATTTCTGAACGAATTGATTTTTGGCTCATACAATCATAACCCGCAATTTCAACTGTTTGTTTAAGTGTTAACTGAAATTGCTTTAACTGCGATCACTTTGGTACTGGCGCTCGGACTCGAACCGAGATTTTGCGGCAATCGACCGCTAAACTGTGTATAGGACAGCTGGCTTACCATTAACCGACACCAGCATATTTGAGCCTTTTATCGTCATGCTCAGGACTATATTTTAGGAGGTTCACAATGAAGAACTGTAATTGAGATTACCCAATCTCTCAACCACATCTGTATTATATCATATGAGTTGCTGTTTGTCAAGAATTATTTTTTATAGTTCTTGAAACATCTTTTCCCATTTTTCCATCCACAACATAACTGGAGTTGTATCGCCTGTTCTATAAGTTTCATATGCGATAGCACCACGCACGAATGTCATAATACTAGACTTTGTAACAAGACCGGTTGGGTCTGGCAATTCTGTTTTACCAGTTTCATATTGCTTCATGATAAAATCTGTAAGTTTCTCATCCATTATATCACACCAACTTTCATTTGTCAAGAACAAATTTTATTCATTTCAATAAATTTTTCACAAGCCCATCCATTTAGAACTGGTACTTCATCACAGTTGTAACCCCACAATCCAGTTTCACGGTCATAGCAATCTACATGACAAAGATAATCACCGATTTTGAAATAGGTATTAAGCATACGTTAATCCTCTACATAATATGTTTCACATACATCTTGTACATCATCTCTGTTCGATTTAATATCTAATGTTGCATATGTTGGATTTGCGCCTTCATATACAATTTTTAGTTTGCAGTCAATCCCAAGATTTTTCATCACAGACTGAATCTTCTGAAATGCCTTACCAAGCAATTCTTCCCTGAGCTGATATTCTTCCAATGTTTTTGCTACCATAATTTACTCCTTACCAATCAGCATTGATTATAATTTTATTGCCATCAATACGAGCTGATTCTATCAGCCGATAGACGCAATCCATATGCCACAAACCTTCAAAATCAGGTCGATTGACAAATTTGCTAAGCTCATCAACTTGTTTGTCGTTAAGTGACATATCTTTACCGTACATAGGTTGTGAATACGGTTGTCCTTTTACATATGGCTTATAATAACCAATAGATTCGAGAAATTCATACCACCAACTACCGCCACCATCAACTGTATCAACGGCTCGATATGTAACCAATTCACCGCAATGTGGACAATAAATTGGTTCTGCACGACTGATTCTAATGTCTAGCCCCATATATTATCATCTCCATTCATTTGATAATTGGATTATACCATATAAAATTAGATTTGTCAAGCATCTTTGATAAATTTATTTTCAATAGCAACCCACTTTTTAATCTGGTCATCTACTCGCACCCATTTGCCATAACAATTCAGGTCTGGGTCAAAATACCAGAGTCCATAATAGTTTAGATGCGCCTCGTTGGTAATATTGCTGAATGGATTATCATAACCAATCCAACCAAACAAACCCGTAACAAACTTTACATCAGAATCATTACCTACTGTAAATACCGCCAAATCGCCTAGTTCATCATGAACAGCCTGCACATTAAATTTGATTTCTGTCCCATCTTCTCTATAAAATCCAAGACAACTTCCTTCGCGCTTCTTTACATCTTCATACTGACACACATACTCATGGCAATGCGCCTCATACTCATCATCAAATTCTGCGCCGCAATATTCACATTTATAAATCGTTGTTTCAATCATTTGAACAATTCCTCCATTTCTCTAGCATTGTATTTTCTATTCTTCACATATTCAACTCGACTTTTGAATTTGCCCCAATCTGCACTACGGATATTATCGTCAATCAATTCACGAATAAAAATCTCATCCTTATATTTGCGCCGTTCGAGCCGTAAATCATGTAGCAACTTATATATCTTATATCCATCTCTTGCATTGTATGAATTGAACTCAATAGCATGAAGCACATCTTGAATTTTATTCTCTACTTCTTGCAGTTTATATTCGACCCATGTCGCCCTTGCTACAAGCTGGTCATGCAGGTCACAGAACGCGCCAATTTGCGCCAATGCTAAATCATAATTGACCAAATTTGAATTGTTAAACTGGTCGAAATCGACGGGTTTAGATGGTACATCAATCTGTTGCACAAAATATCCAAGATTGCGCATTTGCTTTGGTAAATTAGCAAGCGCATTATCGGCTTTGGTTTTATCATTGAATTGAAATGACTCGCTTAATTCAGTTGTTGGAATCCATTGCCCTATGGCATTATGCATGAGATAGTATTTATTGTTATAGAGTACATACATGATTATCGTTTCTTTCTTTTAGATTTACGACGTTCGGCTCGATTTGGAGGAAATGAGACACCATTTGGATATAGATAATCCTTCAATGCTAAAGTAAAATCGTAGAAGGATATATCGTATGGTAAATTTAATTTGTCACACCATCTGTTCCACCATTCATCGAATCCTATAGTCCATGTGGCTGTTTCGTCATCGCCGAACGATTCCAAATATTCAAAAATCCTATCGTTCATTTAGCACCTCATCCAATCCAACAAAATACGGACACTTCTTCGTATCTTCGCAAATGTGCTTATCTTCACCAACTTGACATACCCAACTATGAAATTCCATATTCCCTTCTTGACGGCAGTTGCGGCATTAATATGGATAATTAGGCATTTCATTTACTATAATTTTCATCTATATGTCTTTCCTTTAACTTTTATAAAATGTGAAAATCTGCGGTATTTGGTTAAGATACCCAATAAGCAATAGAGATTATACCAGATATAATAATTGCAATAATTGGTAGCATAATCAATCCAAGCCAATTTCCATTTTCAAGTAACGTCACACCAAAAGCTAGTGTCGCAAACGCAAGAGTGGCTAAAATCATTACAAGAAAAATCCATAATGTTCGCTTCAAAAATCTAATTATGTTATTCTTCATCTATATTTCTTTCCTTCTTCAATCAGCTTAGAAATTTCATCTGTGCATCTCAATACACGTTGTTTCCACATAAATTCACCCACATCTCGTTTTCTAAAAAAGTCGTACTTGCCAATAGAATCAAATAATAACACGATGTCCTGTTCGTCAATATCCAGACATATTGATCTATTAAATCCATCAAATTCAATTCCAATTCGATACGTCTTATCAATCATTTCGTTGGTTGGGTACATACAATATGTAATTCTTCCAGTTCGATTATGTAACTTGACATAATCTCCAGCATTAAATTGATACTTATTTGTATTCATATCTTAATCCTTTCCAATATACATAACATCATATTCAATATTGTCAATTGTGTGATTCAATTCTATATATTCCTTTCTCACATTTAGAATACCAGAATGTCAATTCACCAATTTTCGAGCCTTCTTTAAGAAATCCAAATCCACCAATCACCCAATTGACATTAACTGCACTAACTACATCCATTACAATTTTGATTTTGTTTGTAAAGCATTCTAGCATATCTGGTTCTGGATTACAATCTTCAAGATAATCAGCATATGCCCATATATCAATATTACTATGAGTATGCAAAAAGAAATATTGAGGTGCATTCATTCTCAACGTAGAATCAACTAAGAATCTACCAATCTCAATGTCATATTCATCATATACATATCCTACGCCAGAAATAGAAATGGGAACACCAGATGAAGCAGAAATTTCAACACTCATATATCAATACCTTCTTTCAAATTTCCCAATAGAATACGCGATATTGTTTCTTTATCTCTATCTGAGCAATCGCCAAATTGCATTACGGAACACCATAAAACAGGACGTTTAATTCTCCAGTTATTGCGTTTTGAATATATTACAACAAACTCAATCGGAATACGCTTATCCATTCTAACTTTGAATCCATTCCGTTCCACTTCTTTATCATCATGTTTCATATTAAAAATAAATTTGCCCATTGGCTCACCTACATATGCAACAGGCTTAATTCCATTACAATAGGCTTGAATATATTATAATTTTTTATATACCCAATCTTTATGTATCATATAGCCGCCCCAAATATCATAGTCATCAGCAAGAAATTCAATCATAATCCACACCTCCTTTTCGATTTCACGGTTCAATTATACCATATTCATTTACTTTTGTCAAGAGAATATTTGCCCATTCTGCATTTTCATCTTCAGAGAGATAAAAGAACTTATGGTTAGCAATGTTTCCCCAATATTCCTGAGTCTCATGCCATTCACTATAGCCATATGCAGGATTATAGAAATATAAAATCGGCTTGTCTGTTACAAATTTACCACCATAGAATATATCCATTACAGCATTCTTTACTTCATCATATGCTTTTTTATCCTGCTTATCCAAATTTTCATTCCAGCCATCGTATCTATATGCCGATTTTACTTCTGTAGCTGACAGACCATCTTTCAGCATTGCGCTAAAATAACACTGAGCAACAGCCAGCTTGCCTTCATACGGCTCACCAGCGGCCTCACCACCTACTACACATTCAACAAACCATGTTTCATATTCAGTTAGATGAAACGGTGGCTCATAGGCGATAGTAGATTCTGATTCCTGTTCTTCAATCTGTGGTTCAGTTACTACAGTATCCATAACAACCACATCATTATCTTGTTGATATTCAATTTTGGTTGTATCAATTGGTTCACATTTAATCCATTTAACAACCGGTTCAGATTCGCGCCGTTCATCCATCATCGAATTGTATTCTTGAATCTGTGTATACACAAATCCGCCACAAGCTGTAAATCCAACTAATGCCAACCCAATTCCTGCAATCATATATCGAATTTCATTTTTCATTGTCGATTCTCCTTTTTCAATCTCTGCCTCTGTATATGTATATATCACATTTAATTCTATTTGTCAAGTACAATTTTCAATTTTCATTTTCTGAATAGGAATATTGATTTTCAATTTCTAACTTGTTTTTCATTTTCGAAAATCATTTTTCATTTTCTAGCCCGTGCATACATAGATATTTATATACATATCTATCTGCACATACATTTACATATTCATATGCAGATTCATCTGCATCATCATGCATATAAATGATGTAGATAGATGTATTTATAGATAATACGTGGCTTTGTGTCTATAAATATAAACGCCACATTTACTTTCATGCACATATCGGCAAACATATTAGCACCAAAGTCAATGTCATTCACATTTTTCATATGAATATATGTGAATATTCACACATTTTCCCAACAAGTTTATGTATTGATTTGCCGCTTTTTCTATTTAGACATATAGATATATACTATTATCATCAGTCTATTACATGCACACATTATTTTGTATAGATATAATGCTTGATTGTCAACTATGGCAGAATCGCCGCAATTAGCTGTATTGCACCATCTGCGTCTCACTATGCCAATTTCAACGCAATCTCATATACATACTAGACTCGGCGCAAAAGTCCGTTGTACGTCATCAGAGCCGCACCGCCACGATTATATGTAGGCATATATTACTGGGGAAAATCTGCATAGCTTAAGCCGCACACACACATGAGAAAAATCTAGTCGATTTTTTCGCGCCGAGCCAGTGTATGTACTGTATATAGTTGGGGAAAATGTAAAAAATTGTAAGGTCACATATACGCGAGGATTTTTTGCATCGATTTATTGCTTCATTTGAATAAAGTGTATCTGGGAAAATATGATAATTGGAAACCACTGGCAATTTAGTTAAATGTCTCTAACTCATGGCCGACTTTCCCCTCCTCATAGGTGCTTCCCTAGGTCACTTTAATTATAGCAGATCGTGTGCCATATGTCAACAAAAAAATTTGTACAAAAATAAGCCACCCATTTTAGGCAACTTGTACAATGCCATTATGACGGTTCTGGCGGCTTTACACGGCGCGAACTGTGCCGGGGATATAGGGACATAGGGATATAAAAAGCCCGCAGAACTTAATCCACGGGCCGGAGAAGGTCATATCGATCATAGGTGGCGGAAACAACCGCATCATCTAAAATGGACGGAGTGCCCATATCAGACACAATGCACGACACGTCGTCCCCCTCGAAGAAATCATGCCGGGGAGACTCAAACGTGAATTGACAACCGTTGCAATTTTCCACGGTGACAACATCGGTGTTATTGTCTATATTTTCCACGGAAACGCAGCGCGCCCTCATTGCATACAATTTGGCATCGCATACGTCGGAAATTTTAACGGGCTTATTTGATGCAGTAAACATGGATGCAATGATGCAGATAATGGCGATAATTGTTTTCATAATTTTGCTCCTTCCAAATTTTACAAATTAAAACAGTTTGATATATCGCATGGACACGGTAACATATTGCAAAGATACCGTATCAAATCGCCGTACTTCTTCCACTCCGTAACTAGACGGGCAGGCATTGTAAAATTCTTTTATTTGTTTTTCAGTCATTGCATTTACTTTTTTCATGATGATTTTACTCCTTTTCATATTCTCAGCCGCTCAGCGTTTCACAACGAGCTTGTTGTAATATGCAACAATAGCATATTGGCAATCTTTCTTCGTGCGATATTTACTAAAGCAAAGAAGCGTCGAAAATTTATGGTTGTTTGCATCATAAACGCACCACCACACTTTCCCATCAATCGCAGTTCGTTTGGTTGGTATAAATTTGTCCATTTTATTTTGCTCCTTCCGGTTCTCAGCCACTCAGCGCCCCACTACGAGTTTTTGACGCGTTTCGCTTATTTATAATTTTATCGTCTTTTTAGTGTAAATGTTTAATTCTTCGACAACTGCATCTGGTGCGTGTTTATCCGAATTGTATTTTTCTGCTACCTTGTCCGCAACTTCTTTGTACTTGTATAGTCCTTCGATGTTGACATCTTCGCACCAGTAATCCCCAAATATACCAGTTAAAACGGCATAAACAACCATTAGAATTTCCTCCCTTTTTCTATTCTTGCGCCTTCAGCGCCCCTATACGGACTTTTTAGCGCATCGGCATATAGTTTAACGTTCCTTCTGTTTGCGGCGTGATGGGCTTGCTATGCCGTCTTAAGATAATTCAAACTTGACAAGCTCCACAGCGGCCGCGTGTAGCTGAGACGGCACGCTTGCGATATAGTCATATAGCTCCGCCGGGAGCAAATCACAACCTACCGCCATATATCCGGCGCGCTCCGTCCAACGTGTATAAATATGGCACTTGTCACAATGGCGGCAGTCTCCACCACATTTTTCCAATTTTCTTCCAGCCGTTTCTAACTGTTTGATCTGTTTTTTCGTCATGGTAAAATCCCCCTATCATTTAACATATTCAAAAGTCAATTTATCATAGTCATAAATCGTAACATATTTAACAGGAATTGACGCGATTTCAATATGTTTTACGTTGTGTAAGTAATTTTTTAGCGCCTTTTGACTGGAAAATTTTGTGGTAGTGAAAAGATATTCCCCGTTAACATAGCAACGGATTTTCCTATTTCTTTCCATGGTAAAATCCTCCTCTTATTTATAATTTTTTACAATAAATTCCATTGCTTCTTCTTCCGTGTCAAATATTTTGACTCTGTTTTCCCAATTTTTACAAGTGTAAGGATTTCCCGCCCACGCTATAAAATAAGTTTGTTTAACGCTTCTACAATGATCTTGTAACATTCCGATATATCCATTTTTTGTATGGATGTAATACGTGTCAAAATAAGCGTTCCCTTGTCTGTAAATCTTTTCCATGGTTATTCTCCTTTACAATTTCTAACACTCTGTACCCGCTCGACCACCTTGTAAAAAAGTGGCAGAATTTCCGGGCGCGGATACTTCATTTTGCAAAATTCCTTATACGTCGCAGGTTGGCAAGCGCAAGCCGCGATATAATCTACATCGCTGTCAATGTCATATCCTACGGAGTCGGCCAGACGTTGTAGGGATAATAATTTCTTATCCCAAAATTTTACAGTATGTTTCATTATGTTAACCTCCCAAAATTTTTTCAATGATAGCAGGAATCCAAAACAAGTTGGAAATTGCTACCAGACCACCTAAAAACTGGAGCGTCCAGTAAATGGGATTTAGACGCTTGCGTCTTTTCATTTCAAATAAGCTCCTTTTCATTGAATCCACAATGTTCTGCAAACATTTTTACAACTTGCGCCCGTGTATTGTACGGGTTTTCTTCGTCGAGTGTCGCCGCCTTATCTAGCAGATAGAATGCCGCATCCCGAAGCGCGGCAAGATATGCCGACTGGCTAGCAGACTGCATAAATGAGACAGGCGTTTTTTCGCCTGACATTTTAACGGTCGTCGTTTTCTCCGTATGATTTACAATAACAGAGACGGAAATTTTTGATACGTCGTTTTTCATTGTTAAAATCCTCCAAATTCTAAAAAAATGTTATGAAATGCCGCTTTTTTACGGAAAACGGCCTAGAAAACCGCGCGGAAATGTTTATCCGTAAAATTCGACAACATAGACCGGCGCGCCGTTTGCAAGATATTCACCGGCAGCTTGTACCGCTTCACGATTGCACCCCGTACCGCCGAAACCAGAAGTTACCATACCAGCCGCCAGGAACGCAGCTTCAGCCGCGGCGCTCCCTTTATCATATCCATAACCACCAGCTTTGCCCGAACCGTACGCCCATTTTTTTTCACCGTTGAACCATACACAAGCGTAAGCCGTAGATGCTGTCGCACCGATTCTTAAATCGACTAATTCTGTCATTTTTTCTCCGTCAAAAGTAACTGCTTTGAAACCTTTGCAAAGATGCTTTGCTTCCTGGTCTCGAATATACGCGCTCATTTCTTCCTTCGGCTCGAAAGATTTTACAGTGATTTTCATGTTTTTTTGTTCCTCCTGTTTTTTTGTTTGTGCCTTAAGTATAACCAATATTTTTTATAATGTCAATCGGCATATTGTATAAAATTGATTGAATGTTTTTGTTTATTTTATATAGCTTGGCGGGATTGCTCCCGCCTTGCTAGTTACTGTCTATCAATCCATTCTCTAGCGGCTTTTTCGGTTTCTACCTTTGCTATAATTTTACCGCTTGTGTCTCGAATGTAATAGACGCTTTCGGATTCCTGAATTAAGAATCCTTTGTATTGTTCTTCCGTTGTTCTCACCTCCCTTGCATGGTTATATGATACAGCACGACACCGGAAAAGTCAATATAGCAGCTATAAAAATATTGCACAAAAAAGCGCGGCTGATTTTATGCAAATTGACGAAGGATATGGACATAAAAATCCCGGCCAGCTATGACGGCCAGCCGGGAAAAACTATTATTTTTGTTTGCGCCAGATATTATAATCGCTTGCACTCATAATCTTGTAACCTCCGTCCACTTTAACAATCACTTGATCTCTTGTTGCTGCCTTGCTTGCATAATAACGGGATGCATACAAACCGGACTTCTGATCGTAACCCTTGCAATATGTCATTGTAATAACCTCCAGATAATGTATTATTGCCTTGTGGCTTGTTTATAATATAGCAGACTATGCGCCATTTGTCTATCGGCGTTTTGCATAAATTTTTTATAATGTTTTTTGTATATTTTGATATATGGTTATTATATATATTATATGTATATGCGATCAATTTACTACAATGTTATTGTAAGGCCACTGGAGCCGTTTTAAGTAGTTTTCAGGTCGAGCCGTGTTTTTATATGCCTGATCTTTTTATTCCGTTATACAGTTTTTATACAGTTTGATTATTCATTGTTTTGATAGTAAATAGCTATGATATACACTTAGAAAGTTAGAATATACTAGAATTACATAGATTATTGTATAGATATGATATGCATATACTACATATTTATTCATTCATTGCTTATTGGTACAGTGTCTTAATAGTTATATAGATATAATTATATCGATATTGATTATTGTATATTTTTATCGATATATTATATCGGTATAGATAGCGATATGTTGTACTGATTATAATAGTTGCAAAAGATTTACAATGTGTTATATACTGGTAACAGTATTTAAATATCGATATAATAGTATTGAATATAGTATCTTGTGCAGTGTATTAGATGTTATTGTATGTTATAGTAGTTGGTATGATATAGATAATGGGGTAAATGATAGTAAATAGGGTTTATTGCATGGGGTAAATATGGTTTACCAAAAAGCGTGTATCAGGTAACACGTACGCGAGTATCTAATTTTTTGCAGTCGATTTTGACAACAGAAATTTTAGACTATTCTAAAAATCCGGAAAAATCAGTCTATAATAATAGGAATCATTCCTATTATAGCCCGATACGCCGGCAAAGTGTTATTTTCAGGCGTTTTTTAAGATGGTAGCATTTTCCAGTACGGGGGCTAGGATATGGATGGGAATGGTAGAAATGGAAGAAATTGGCATTTAGCACAACAAGCTACATACCATGTAATCACATCATAAATTCATATAACCCACGCATCACTATTTAGCAACAATTCACACAACCCGTAACAGATATTATTTTCCCCATCATAATAATTTACAATTTGTTAACAAATAGATGATTAGAATATGGTATAATTAGATGATGATAAAAAAGTTGTACAATCGCTGATACTAATATAATACGTTAGTATTATTATAGTGTCACGCAATGTACAAAAATTTTACATCAATGTACAAAAAAATAGAAAGGAAGAAAATATGCCAAGCAAACCAAAATACCTGCCATCCAACGAAGATAATAAATTAATTGACGCTCTTATCAAAATAGAAGGGCGCGAATTAAAATATCCAGAGTTATGCAAGGCGCTTGATATTCCAACCAAATCTGGCAACACTAAGATATCTCAACTAGATAAAGTTCGGAATTATTGCCAACTAGATACTCTAGAACATCCCACCCGTTATATTGTCCAAGAGGTCTATCCTGAAGCAGATGCCCTTATCAATGAGCTAGATAAAGATTCCTATCAAGCCGCATTTGAAGCCGCTCTTTATCAAATATTTCTAAAGACAAACTGCGCCACTATATATGCGTCAACCAGCAATTTGCTCAGGATGTTCCAAGAGGTTAATGATAATTTCAGCTATACATATAGCCAAGCCGTAGAAAATTCAGAGCATTATGGATATATGAGCTTAGTCAATGGCGTTGTTTATAATATCCTAGCTCAATGGACTAGGCGCAAATTGCTAACCATGAAAAATCGTTATGTTATAGACCTGAATAGAGGATATCGGCTCTATAAGCAGCGTCGCGACCCAGAGGGAAAAGAAACGTGGCTCGAAACATATGATGTGCCAGAAGATAGCATAGATCATCAGACCTGCTTATCCATCTATTCTAAAGCCGTCAATGAGATTATGCCGCCAAATTGGGGCAAGGTCATAGATAATAGGGTCTACAAGCCATATGTGTCAACAGAACAATATAAGGCGTTTGAAGCACGACTTGCACAATTAACCCAAGAGGCATTTGATGGTGAATATGTCAAAGTCAAAGAGGTTTATATCATCAAGCCAGCCACAAAGGAATGGATTGTCAATCGGCTATTAGATGTCTATGAGCATTATCCTAGCTTTGAGAAAATCAATAAAGAAGCGTGTGCGAAGATTATTCAGACCAGCCAGCTTAGTTGTATTACAGGCAAACAGCGGCGCGAATTTGTTGACATCAATATGGACAATAAGCAAAGCGATAAACTCAAGGATTTAGTTGCTAGTAAAAAGTGTAATCAATAAAAAATCTGCCCCAATTTATTCCCTATATGTATAGGGTCTTTGGGGCAGATTTCATTTTATTCTACTGTATTACAAGTTGAACCTTCATCATAAATGAACGGTGGGTTGCCTGTGTTCACATATGTTAATCCATTGTACTCGTATTTTTGACCAGTACAAATTTTGGCGCTTCTCCAATTTGTCACAAATTGCTTATATTTACATCCTAGCGTCGTTTCTACACATTCAGGCCAATTTGCATTTTCTCTCAATTGCTTATATTCTGATTCAGCTCGTTTCACATCTTCACTAAATTTGCAGATGCGCCAATTTGAGCATCCATCACATACTGATATTTCATTTGTATTCATTGTAATTTTCATGCTTGTCTCACCACCTTCAAACTTCCATATATACAACCATCATGCTCGGTTAATTTAATATAATCACCGTGCATTACACGACTTCCAATATCATACAGAATTGCGTTTTCAATAACATCATGAGCATCATCACGATTAACCCATGTCGGGTCATCAATTCGATACATCACCCTAATTGTCTCAACTGGACGAGTTATTTCAATAAGAGTATTTTTATATTCATTACATTTGATACATGGCGCAACACAACCACCCAGTTTTCTAATCAACCAATGCTTAAATTTAGTCCACATTTTTCTTTCTCCCGTAATTGCAAAATCCATTTGGCTCTGGATCATCTAATCCAAAGCAATGGAAACAATATGGTACATTTTCATTGTTTAATCCAAAATAGTCGCAATCCTTACATCTCACAACCGGTACAGCATCAACGGTCGAGCAATTTCGCAGAAAGTTGAGAACGCTGTGTCGTTCTTTTGCATCAAGAATGTGTTCGGACGCCCACTTAACTTCTTCGTCAGCATCAATCAGCCTCATCGCCGTTACCTCCTTCCCTCCGTTCTCCGTAGCTGCAAAAATCGTCAGGTTTCGGTGCGTCCTCTGGGGTAATCCGAATGACCTGATACATTTGACATCCATACCACTCCCCACCATTGTTATCCGCAAACCACTTACAGTCTTTACATCTAACCACTGGAACAGCATCAATAGTTGGTGCTTGGTCAATCAGTCCACACATATCATCTTTATCATAAACCAAGTCGCACGCACCACAATCACTGGGACATTCTTTGCAATGCAACACTTTATAGGCATCAGCATCAATTAGTCGCATCATTATTCCTCCATATCTTTTACTGGATTACCATCTTTATCAGTAAGCACACACCAACGTTTTACATCTTTCCATGAAATATACTCCGCACAGCTCTCTGTTTCCCAACATTCTAATAGGTTATTGTAATAAGCAACAATAAAATCATCATCGTCATATGCACACAATCTATACGGATTTTCTTTCATTTGTAAAATATGATATGCCCCACTAACAGGCCAAGCTTTATCTTTAGACGGATACCACCCATCATCTTTAAGTGTTGGATAATGCCAAATCATTATCAACTCTCCTATTCTAAGTCTCAATAGTTGACGTATATCCACTTGCCATATTACCAAAATGCACCTTCATCATAATCTTCAAATCTCCTATTCCATGCTTCAGCGGCTTGTTCTTCCGTGTCGTAAATATATACACCACCCAAAATCCCGCCATCGCACTCATAGCTTGCAATCGGACATTCCGGGTTTTCCTCGTGAGCATGGTGAAGCATAAATCCAAGCCCACTATAGGGATGTTCTCTATATGTCTCATCATGCAGATTCCCTTCGTCATCGCACAAAACAATGCTAACTTTACCTCCGCAGAATGGGCATAGCTTCAACTTAGTCATCCTTCTTGTCCTCCTCTACACGCGACTTAAGCCATTCTTTGATTTGCATTGCGCAGGAGCAGCAAAGCTCGATATCGGGTGATTCCTCATGAAACGCGCTTCGTACATTTACATACGTCGCAGAGCTTGTGGGGTTTATTTCCGCCCCACAACGGTCACATACTCGTTTTGTTGCCATCTTTCTCATCCTCCATTTCAATCCTTCTTATCAAGTTTATTCATGTAATTTTCAATAATTTTATTAGCTTGGTTTGTTATATTAACCAATCCACCAAGCCCAACAACGATATTCCACTCATTTGTGCCAATTTGATAATAGTCATGTCCGGCACATTCGATTGGCTTGATTTCTACATAATCTTGATTGATATATTTCATTCAATCAATCCTTTCAACAATCAAACTCAAATACGATGCGCACATCATCCTCTGTGCCACCATCTGGAATAAGTCGCCTCAACCCTTCCATCGTTTCATTATAGAACCAATCCGCGCATTCTCTATAGGTGATTGGCGCAAAATAGCAAGCAGTATAATATTGTTTTGATTCGTCTCTTAGATATTCACCATTGATTAAATCAACCATTTCTGGCTCGGTCAATTTAACAATGTTGCATCCCCATATATCACCACTGTAAGAATTTGGTTGTTTACCCTTCATGATATAATCACGATATGTAGCTTCATCAACATAGCCGTATTTTCTATGCAGCTGTTCCCAATCATATTCGTGCAACTCTCTCAATGTAAGCCAAGAACCATAGCCATATTCATCACCAAACAACACATCATTTTTAGACATATCGTCAGGATAACCCTTTAGATTGGCAATAGGATTGAATCTTTCCCCGGTTCTACATCCAGCAAATCCTTCACCATTTCTAACTCCTGCAAGAATGGCAAACAAGTTATAATTGCGACTATCGTCAGGTTCGCTCATATATTCTTCCATAGCCCATTTCTTGTTTGAAGCTGGGTCATAATATGGATTCTTGAATACTTTAGCAGTTGACATTTCCCACACACCATTACGCCGCACTTCGGCAATCATGTTAATATCAGTTCCCATCTAATCAATCCTTTCTTCAGCAATTCCATCAGCCGTACTATAGCAAATATGCTTAATTCCCAATTCTTTTATATATTTCATACAAGCAGGACATGGACGCGCCATTGCTTTATTACCATTTGCATACTCACGATATACATACAGTGTTGATTTGCTAAAATCAATATCCAGATATTTTACTTTGCTCAATGCCCTGATTTCGGCATGGAGCGAATTTACCACGCCGCTTTGATTTGGGTCAAATTCACGCTCTGCATTAAGCCGCTTTTGCAACGGGCTTGTTTTGGTACTATTGCATCCAGTAGCCAGCAATACGCCCTTATAGTACAGAGCTGCGCCAAGGTGGTATCTTGGAAATTCAGATTCTTTGCTTGCCCTACAAGCCGATTCAATGCCGCGCTTAGTTCTCTGGTTCATCTGGTTCTTTGTGTTCCTCATCAAGCCAATCAATCCAGCATTCCGTACATGATTTGATAATGTCAGGACAATGATAATGAGGACATGGCTTTGACATATTTGTAATAGTTTGTTCTTTAGATTGGTTCATCAGCCATTCACGATTAGTCATTCGTTCACCTCACTTTTAATTAAATATTTGTGGCATTTGCAGATAATATCAATAGCTCTTTGAGCTGGAAAGAAATTAGCAGAATTATCGTCAAAAATACCATACTTCACAAAATTCGCTTCATCATCTGCTTCAGCTTTTTTAAATGCCTCAACCGCATCATCAAGTTTGATATAAATAGCCATTATTCATTCACCTCATATCCCAATTCAATCAACGTCATAATAGCATAATTAGCCATATCAAGCAATGTGTCCTCAATCTTTTCGTCTTTGACTTGGGCATCATGTGATACAGCAAGCGACATGAGCCGATTCATCTTATCACTAAGACGGGTTACTGCACTAATAATGCCGAGTTTTTTGTATGTATCACCAAACGAATCACCATAATCATGGTTCTTTGCTTTATATACTTGATTGAGCTTCTGGCAGATTGCATAATGACGTGCCACTTTTGGTTCAACGTGCAACTTTAGTTCATCTGGCTCTTTGTCGCAACATTTAGCCTCAATATTTTCACAAGCTGCTGGGTCAAGCTCTTTATACCAGTCATAGATTTTTTTAATTATTTGCTCATCCATATCTTCAAATGAGCATCCATAATCATCTGTATATTCCTTAACTTCTTTGTCATATTTTGGTTTTAGCTCACAATCAGCACATCTTTTATATCCGTCACAACATTTCTCAAGAGCATTAGCCATCATCTCAGTAGGCATTTCAACAGGCATATTCATTCATCCTTCCATCAATCATTCAACATGACATTTTCAATATTTTCATACATTGTCCAATCTTCATCGAGCTTGGCTTTAACTGGCTTGAATGGGCGATATTCAATTCCGTCTTTTTCTTCATACCGCCAGTCACAATCTAGGCAAGCCCATACATCAATAGGCGGCAATGTACAGATACAAGTATGGTAAATATCGCCACCACACTTTGGGCAAGTATAGATAATCATTTATTTATCCTCCTCATCTAGCGTTCTATTAGCTAACACAATTTCTTTTGCTTCTTCATATGTCAACACATCATCAAACGTATGACCAACATCTTCAATTATTGAGTCAAGAGCATATCCACCCCATCCATCACCAACATCAATACCGTCTGCATTGAATTTAAGAAATTTTCTAAATGTATCATACCATCCTAAACACCAGTCTCTATCACCGCATTGTTCGCAGTATAAGTCGTGTGGTGAGATATAAGCATCACTTGTATAATAACCGCCTAGATGGCTTTCATAAACATAAGCTCCCATAATTTATTCATCCTCCTCATTTTCATCACAATTTTCATCTACAAAATGGACATCTACATTGAAAATTTCTTTCAGAACATCAATAGCTTCTTTTGGCTCGATGCGGAAAAATTCTCTATCTGGGTTGACCCGCTCTTTGTCGAAATATTTATGGATATTATTTTCCAGCTCAAAGCAATCATCACTGAATACAAAACAATGAGCATGATATGGTTCTGGCAAGCTGCTTGAGCTAAGTTCACGCACTCTTAATGCAGGATTCAATCTTCTAGTGCAACCGAGCTTTACCAATCCGGGCAAGTTTGGTGAACTAATTACATATAGCCAACCAGCTTTGCTATGTGATTCACGATAAGCAATAGAATCGAGCCGCTTGTCAATACTAGCTAATTGAGATTTAATCCTATTACGCTCATCATCTGTTAGCGCTTTATCAAACGCAATATTCATTGCTTTCTTTTCTTCTAGCAACTTAGCGCGTTCTCTAGCAATATCAGCAAGTAACTGTTCTTGTTCTTTCAATCTGCGCTTTTCTTCACGAATTCGCGCCTTTTCTTCTTTCTGTTTAACCTTAATTGCTAAGTTGATATCTAGCATATCAAGTCGCGCCTTTACATATTCAGCATTGAGCGCCAATCCGACTTTATTTGCTTTAGACTGATAAGAATTAAATTTATTCTTAATCAATTCTTTGCTTTTAGTAATATTGCCAGTTGTTACAGATTTTTCTTTGTTGTCAATATATCCGGACATTGCATAGCACAAGCCTCTACCATACACGTCCTGCATTTCTTTGCCGCGCCTAGCAGAATCATTAAGGGTATATCCTTGCTCAATTCGATATAATCCAGTATTCACAGCAGATTCAATTTTATCTTGTAGCTCATAACGTTTATGCTCAAGCTCATCTAGTGAATCCTGATAATATGGGATATTATAATCCTGCATTTCTTCAATGACATGGATTTTACCGTTTATGGCATCAAGGACAGATTGAGCCGCTTTTGCAGATCGCATGGTGTTTTCATATTGATGCGCCGCAATTTGCCGATGTTCGTCATAGTTATCAATCTCTACTTGTATACTAGAAATATCTGCTTTAAGTTGAGCAATCTGATCTTCAAGTTCTTTCTTCTTCTTGTTCAGTTTGAAAATCTCGAACACGCTTAGTCGCCTCCTTGCCGAAAATCTTATTTATATACTTATCAAAATCTAATGGATTATTGCTCTTTGCTAAAATCTGTTTGGTGCTGATATTATATAGCTCGAATTGTCCATTGCCGCAATCATTGATAATCCAATCAGTATTGCCATATTGGATTACAGCGTTAATTTTCTTTGTTCTTGGCATTTATTTCACCTCATGCTATGATTATATCATATCAATTTGCACTTGTCAAGCATAATTTTTGTTAAATTGATTTTTCGTATCAATTTAACTAATTATCTACGAATGTATATGAAGTAGATAATTAGTTAAATTGTAATTATATATACTAGATATTATAACATAGAAAGCATGTAATGTCAATAGAAAAATTTTTTATTTTACCACTTGACAAAGTGATGAATATATGATATAATATAGTAAATAAGTAAATACTAACGTATTTACTTATACATTGTTTCTTTCTTTTGGTTCTTTTCTTTCTTAGAATTTATAATCGGGAAAAATTAGATACTTGACAAATAATCAATTATATGATATAATAGCATTAAGCTCAAGGAGGTGATAATAATTTGTGGAGCGAAATGAGCTATAACTGGTATGTATCGGAAGATACAGAACCAGAAGTGTGGGATGATGAATATGAGCCAACTGAGCGCGATTGGGTGCTTTGGATATATGGTAGTTCAGAGAATGAATTAGAGGTGATTTTTTGAGCCTGACATATAATGAGTTTATTCAAAACATATTAGATACTCGTGGGCGTTCTGGTGTTCCTGAAGGAGAATATAAAGAGCGACATCATATTGTACCGAAATGTATGGGTGGAAATGATGATGAATTAAATTTAATTGATTTATATGCAAGAGAACATTATGAAGTGCATAGATTGCTTGCTCAAGAAAATCCACATGATAAGGGACTACAGTTTGCTTGGTGGACGATGAGCCGATGCACAACTGTTAGAGGTAATGAAAGGTATGTGCCAACGCCAGAAGAATATGAAGAAGCAAGAATAGCATTTGTTTCTTGTATGAAAGGCGATAATAACCCTATGTGTCATCATGTCTTTACGGATGAAGAACGAAAGAAGTTAAGTGAGAGAGCTATTGAGATTTTTACTGGAAGAACACATAGCGAAGACACAAAGAAGAAAATGTCTGAAGCAAGCAAAAATAAACCAAAAAGTGAAGATCATAAGCAAGCCATTAAAGATGCTCGAAAGAGGTATTTTGATAATGGTGGTAAAACATGGTGCGATGGCAAGCATTTAAGTGACGAGCATAAAAAGAAAATTGGAGACGCTAACAGAGGAAGAAAACCAGTTGTTTGTAGACCGGTTAAATGTTTGGAAACTGGAGAAGTATTTGAATCTGTTACGGACGCGCACAAGAAAACTGGCTTGGGAGAAGAAACAATTAGGAGAATCTGTAAATTTGAGCGTACCACAAAATTTAATTTATCATTTAGGTATATAACAGAAAAATAAATAATCAAGGAGGTGGCTGACTTGCCATTGACAGAGTTCTGTTATATACCTTCTGTGACAACGGATGCTTTTTATACGCCAGAGGAACAAGTAATACATAATCGACTTGTCAAGCTATATGCCTTGAGAATGCGCGAGAAGGATGGTCAGAATCGAAAATGGCGTGTTTCATCAATTAACCGTGTTATCAAGAAGCATAAAGATGAACTTGTTGAGTTGCTGAGAAAATCGTTTGAAGACAACATTACAAGAGAACTTAATCCAGATGCGGTAACAGATAAGACAATTATTAACCTGTTTTGTTCTGAGTTGACTCGTAGCCTTGGCATTAAGACATTTGAGCGAAGTGACAAAATTATTATTGTCAATGTTTTCTTTTTCGAGGTATTAAACAGCATCATTCATAATGGATTCAATTACAATGGGGAGCATTATATTTTCTATTCATGTGGCGCTGGCATGATACGTACAAAGCGATTTATGGCTGTTCGTGAAAAAGATTATTTGGCGGTTGAACAAACCCTCGTGTGTGGACTGACCATTGAATCAATCAATGCGCTGGGTGGCATGAATGAAAATAAACTATTGAGCTATAAGAGCCTTATGGCATCTGCAACAGATAGAATTACAGACTTTGACATAGACCGTTGCATTATAGTTGATGATTTCGAAATGCCAGTTATGGCTGAATCAGATTTCATTGATTATACGGATTATAGCATTACGCGCAAAACGTCTGAAACAATTATAGCCGAGACAGATGGCTGGGGTATGTGTTGTAAACCCGGATTCAAGACACAGATTGTTCGAGCTCCGTGGATAAAAGGGTTGGTATCTTATTTTGACTTCAGAGGATGGCTCAAAGAATATTGCCCCGCTGACGATTGGACTGTAACTGATATATATGGTAAAGAATGGAAGATTCTTGAGGACGATATTCAGTACATTCTAACGAAGTCAATGTTTAAGCTGCATAAGTTCTATCCATCTTGGCTTTGCTACAAGGCTAATTTTAAGAGTTATGGTTGTTATTTTGGATGCTGTAAAGTTGAGGAAGATTATATACCAAAGGCGCGAATCAATTATCAGATGCTTCAATCTCTAAGTGATATGACAGATAATGAGATTGAGCGGCTTATTGCCAAGACAGCAGATGAAATTGATAGTGTCGGGAGAGATTATCAAACTACCATGAGACTATTAGGCGCGACTGAATACAATCAAACAAAATCAGCCATGCAAGAAGCGTTGACAATATATCCAGAATTATTTAAAGATGCGTATAACCGGGAGTTGTTGAAACAGACAAAGAAAAGTTTGGTAAAACAAGCAAAAGGTGGCAGATTGAGAATTAACGGCAAATACCTGTTTATTTCGCCTGACCCTGTGGCATTTTGTGAGTGGTTGTTCAAAGGTGAGCAATTCCCAACTGGTATACTTGAGAATGGAGAGGTTTATACTAATCAATTCAAAGATGGTGACGAGCTTGATTGTTTGAGAAGCCCACACTTGTATCAGGAACACGCGGTTAGAATCAACAAGCGAAATGAGCTGACCGATAAATGGCTTGGCGGAACAAAATGCATATATTTCAGTGCACACGATATGATTAGTCGTATATTACAACAGGACTTTGATGGGGATATTTCCTTGGTTGTGAAGGATAAGACGTTGACAACTGTGGCAAAGCGCAATATGCAAGGAATTGTACCGTTATCGTATGACCTCAAAAAAGCACGTGGCGGTATTATTGATGCGGATAGACTGTATGAAGGTGTAAGTACTGCATATACAGGTGGGTCGATTGGCCCGATTAGTAATGCAATCAGTAAGGTAAAAAATGCTAATGGTGGTAAAATGACTGAGGAGCAAATTAGAGTAATTGCTTGGCTTACAATGAAGAACAATCAAATTATTGATTTTGCGAAAACGTTATGGAAAAGTGAGCCACCAAAAGAAATTGCAGATATTATAAAAAAATATACAAAGTCAAAATTGCCTCATTTTTTTATCTATGCTAAAGACAAAGACCCAGATACCCAAGTAGAACCTCCCAACAATTCCACTATGAATCGTATCTCGGCTAAAATTCCTACTTCTCGAATTCGATATAATAACAAGATTGAGAAATTCGATTGGACGATGTTGATAAATAAATCAGTCGATTATACCACTAGAGAAAATTCACCAATCATTGAGCGGTATAATTGGTGGATGTGGAATCAGCGCCGATTTGATTATGGCGATGACCCGCATATCAATGAGGATGATTTATATAAATATCGCTGCATAGCACAAGATATAGTGGAATATAGCAACGAGCCAATAGATGTTGTGGTCAATAGCTTGGTGGCGTATTTATATACGGTCAAAAAATCAAGCAATAAGAAAATGCTATGGGCTTGTTTTGGTTGGACGATTGTAGAAAATTTGAGAACCAATACGGCGCAACTTAATCCAATCTGTCCCATTTGCGGCAAGCGCTTCAAGCCGCGAGATGTATGTCAGCATTATTGCTCAGAGGAATGTTATAAGAAAGCAGATAATCAGAGGCGTACTGAATCGCGCGAAGCCCCACCTGTCCGCACGGGGGACATGTTAAAACAGTAGGAAATATATGGATAAAATTAACTCACCACAATATGTTGTGGTAGACTAATAGGGAAAGGAACGATATAATTGCATAAAAATAAATATCCTCGACTTGGTAAGGCTGATATGAGCAAAGAGCTACGACGGCGTACCGGCGTTGATTCAAAAATCATTGAGCTAGTATTAAGAAATTATCATGACATTATCCGTGAGACATTACAACATGGCGTTGAATATTCATTACCAGATATTGGTGTTATTACATTCCGCGACCATCCACCTAAGCCAGCTGGCGAATATTGGAATGGTTTCCAAAAGCGGCGTATGTACTATCCTGACAGAATGGGATATTATCGGTTAGAGTTCAAGGCTGAGAAACATATGGCTAGTTATGTTAAAGCTGGCACATTGTATGGTAAAGGGCCAACCAAAGAAGAATGGGACGCTTGGGTATTAGAGAATTATCCTAATAATCCTAAGTTTGCTAAGGAAGAAGAAGATGGCTGAATATAATAAGCTGAATCAAGAATTTTATGCTTATGCTGGTGGATTGCTCAATGTATCGCCACAGACTGCCAAGAAATATTGGATGGGGTTTGTTGATACTATCATCCATATTCTTCATTTTGATGGCAAATGCCAAATGCCAAGTGTAGGCACATTTACACTAGAAGAATTGCCTGAGCGTAGAGTAATGGCTAAGAATGAGCAGGGTGAACTTGTTGAGCAAATTAACCCTGCTTGGTTTAAGATATTATACAAATATAATGAGGATTTTCTTAATAATGTAAATGGACGCGGCGTTACAAAGAAATATCGTAGGCGCGTTCGTGAGCGCAAATTGACACCTAATGATCTCAAGTTAATTACACAAGCCGAAGCAGAAAGAACGGCAAAGCGAACATTAGAGCAAATGCAGAATGAGCGCATTGAGAAAGCAAAGCAACAGAGTTATGATGATTTTATCAATGTAATCAATCAGAAAAAAGAAGAATATGAACGGAAAAAGAAGGAAAAGGAACAGAAATTGAATGAATCTAATGAAGATACGACAAGCGACTGAGTTGCTAGATAGCAAGTTGATTGACTTGCAGGAATGGACGGCGCGTTGTCTTGGTGAAGATTATAGGGATGTTTGGTCAGAGGAATATCTACGCAGATGTGCCGTATTTGTTCGCAATATGCTAAATGGCGCAGACGATTGTGAGTCAGACGAAAAAGACGCTGAGATTTTAGCCCAGCTTAAAGAAGCAAAAATTGAGTTAGAGAAAGAACGCAAGAAATTACAGAGCGAGAATATTCAGTATGTTCAAAATCAGAGACTTGACGCAAGAGCAGACTTGATTCAAGAAAAGATTGCTGAGTCGATTAAGAACCTTGAGCCGTTTACTATTCGTGAGTTTAACATTCTGCCGCAAATGAATGTAAGTGGACTTCTTTGTATTTCTGACCTTCATGCTGGCTCGACCTATGAAATCAAGGGTGCATATAATGAAATTGTAAACAAGTACAATTTTGATATTATGAGGGCGCGGCTTGATGGGTTGCTTAACAAGATGTGTAATGATGACAACTGCATCTGGATTGATGATATTACGGTTGCTGTGCTCGGTGACTGCGTAGAGAATATTTTACGTACATCTAGTTTAACTAAGCTAAGAGAGCCAGCTATTGATACGGTTATCAAGTTGTCTGAATATCTGGCTGATTGGTTTGTTGAGTTACATGACCGGCTTGAAATTCCTGTTAATGTGGTGATGGTTGGTGGTAACCATGATGTATGCCGCCTGTTGACATCTAAGCCACAGTTTGAGGAAGAAAATCTAGGTAAAATCATTGTATGGTATCTACAAGAGCGGTTAAAGTCAGTAGATGGAATTACAGTTGATGATTACACAGATTGTGCTATTAAATACATTAAGAACAATGCAATCATGCTTCATCATGGGGATGGCGGCGATGTAACTGAGACAATGCGATATTTTGAAAATTTATATAATATTGACATTGATGAATGCTACGTTGGGCATCTACACCGACAAGAAATGAAGAATGCTGGTATTACTGAGTTAGGTGATAAACTGTGTTGGCGCGTTGGCTCGGTATGCGGTGTTGATGGATTTGCCAAGTCTATTCGTAAAGCATCAAGACCATCTTGTATGTTTACTACATATTCAGAAGATGGTGCAGAATGGCGTAAAACATTTTATCTTTAATATTGACAATCAATAGATTATGTGATATAATACAACTATGGAATTGCGGCTAATATCTGCGGAGTTAGCCTTGGCTTGGGGATGCGTCCTACAAGTCTCATAATAGAGGAAAAGTCTGAACTCTTTTCGCCGTCACAAGACGGAATTTAGAACAATCGGTAGCGTCAGTTGCAAATGGCGCTACCAACTTAAATTGATTCATTCTCTGCTAGGTGATAGCTATTTTAGCTGTGTTAATCATGCTTGTGGGGCGATTGACCCACCTAGTAGAGTTGGATATCTTCGCCGTGAATCTGCAATTCAGCAGAGCCTGATACGAGCGTGTCATATACTGTGGCGAGATATGACAATTTATCTCGTGTACCATGCGTACATGGAGTTTTCAGGGTCGTTTATGGCGGCTCTTGCAAAATCCTATCCTTGACGATAGGCGTATAGCAACAGGTGTGTTATACGAGCGTATGAAGCATAGAACCGGGTTGTCTTTCGGCAATATGTGGACGTTAATCGAAGGTTTGCGGTATACCATATGGCAACAATGAAAACCGCATCGCCATTAGAACGATGCAAAGGCGAGATGTGATGGCATCTAAGACCCATTGCACCATAATACCGAGCGACACGGTAAATATGTCGCACTTGTAAAATGATAAAACATAACAATGAGTGGCGCTCGATACCGGCATGCGCTTGATAAATACCGGACATTGATGAGTCCCTAGGCAAGGACAATAAACTACCTGTCGCTACTACTCATTGGCGGCTATGAATATCCGAAAGGAGGTCACTATTCTCTTGAATTATCCACTGGTTTATCCGAAGCATAATTAAAGAAAGGATGGTGGTCAGAGCCAATCGGCTCATATCTACAATAAGCCCAACTCAATGGGAACTGTTGTTTAACTGAATATTGAACCTTGACAAATACAAAGCAGCTGAGAGCAATCTTGGCTGCTTTGTCATATTTATAGGAAAGTAAACGGAACAGAAAGGAATGAGAATATGTTTTGCCCATATTGCGGCAAGGAAAAGCAAGACAGCCAATTCTATAAAAGCCCAATCAAAACGGGCGAATATATTAAGCCATGCAAATCATGCGTAACTGAGATATATAAACAAGCTCTTGAATCTACTAAAGACCAAGGCGCGGCATTATGGTCAACTTGTATGCAGACTGGCATTCCCATGAGACGTGCTGAATATACGGCTTGTCTTGATACGCTAGAAAAGGCGGCTAAAGGTAAAAAGCCTAGTCTATTTATGTTGTATCATACATACTTATCAACATCTCCTGATAAATTAACAGGCGTATGGGATAGCGATATGGAGTTGTCTAATTTCAAGGATTTGGGCGATGTAGCTAAGGGTGAAACAGATGAAGTTGCGCTTAAAGCAAGATGGCGCAAACAATGGGGCGGTGACTATGAAGATGAGGACTGTCAATGGCTAGATGATATGTTCGATAGCTATACGGCAGATATATTTGAAATGGATACCGCTATGGAAATGCGTTATCGTGATCTGTGTAAGCTAGAACTTGAACAGTATAAAAATGGTGTTAATAAAGACACTCAAGCACAGATCAAAACGTTAATGTCACTACTTAAACTTGATGATTTTAAGAGTAATCAGAAGTCGGACGCGGAACGAGCATTTGAGAAACGTATAGCTTGGGTGGAATATACTAAACCATCTGAATGTGAAGATTTGACAAGATTCGTAGATATGGTTGGATATGAAAAGGACAAGGGTGAAAAGATGCGTAGCTTGCGCAACGCTGTTGCTGGCACTAGAGATTATCCAGCAATCCCGAAGGAGGAAGCATAATGCGCTCTAGGATGGGCGGTCTTAGAGAATCATTTAAGGCTGATAAACTTCGCGCCGTATCTGGCATATCTAAAAAAATAGATAGTGCCTTAGAAGATAACATCATAGAGTGGACAACTCTATTCAGACGAAATTGGGATATATTTGCTGAATTTTATCTAGGGATTCCATTAAAACCATATCAGCGTCAGGCATTACATGAAATTGGTGTATCAGATGTGTACTTTTGGAGAGCAGGACGTGGCGGCGCAAAATCGTTTATTACTATGCTTGCGGCGGTCTGCAAGCTACTATTGTATCCAAACTGTCAGATAGTTATTACATCCTCTACTGTTGACCAAGCTAATAAGATGGTCAAAGAAAAGCTAGAGAAAGAATTGATAAAAAAGTTATCTCAACTACTTTTGCTTTATTATGAAAAAGACTGGATAAAAATAACAAAGCCGAACGATGGATATTATGTAGAGTGTACACTTAACAATTCGTCCATTACTGTTCTTGCCCCTGTTGAATCAGCTAGAGGTTCGCGTTCTAACTTTACCATATATGATGAGGTTGCCATTATGAAGAAAACGGCAATAGACCAAATCTTTGATGGGATGTTGTTTCCAAGGCAACCAAATTATTTAAGCAATCCTGCATATTCTGGAAACAAGAGATGGATAGAAGAATCTAAGAGTATATATCTAACATCATCTAAGTTCAAGTTCCAGTGGTGGTATAGATTGTGGTGCGATTGTGTAACAGGATATTATGTTGATAAGCGTACTAAATATGGCATATTCGCAACTGACTTTTTTGATAATATAGAAAATGGCTTAAAAACATGGGGTGATTATCGTAGAGCTAAAAGGCAGAACGACGATATATCATTTAGGACAGAATACTTAAATGAAGCGATTGGCGAGTCAGAGGATTCTTTCTTTAGTCTTGAATCATTTAAGGAAAATCAAGTTATTACAGATGCGTTTTGCCCACCAAAACCGATGGATTTATTGGTTGCTAGTGAATTAGAAGATGACGAGAAAAAAGACGATGAAGTGCGCCTCATTGTATCTGACTTTGCTTGGACAACAACTGGCAAAAAAGCAAACGAATCGGATAATAGCATTGCTATATGTATAAGAGCAAAGTGGAAAAAAGACCATTTTGATAAATATGTAGAATATATTGAACTGCTACCAACGGCAGATGACGCAGATGGTTGTGCTGATAGGTTAAAAGAATTGTTTTGGTTGTATCAAGCAGACTATTTAGTGCCTGATGCTAGATCGGGTGGCGAAGCGGTTATGATAGCTTTATCTAAACCATATACCAATGAACGTTATTCGGCGTTCATCAATAATCATGGCCTAACTATGGCTGATAAAAAAGAATATCATGTGGCTCGACCCGATAAGCTAGATTACTATAGAGCCAATGCAGTAGACCCAAATGCTTATCCTTGTATCATACCTATTGTTGGTAGTGAAACGCTCAATACGTCTTATTGGAAAGCAACTAAAATGTCACTTGAGAATAATCGTATAAAATTCTTGATAGGGATGAGCGATAAGCAAGATGTTATTGTTGAAACTGGCGAATATTACAAATACACCGGCGAACAGATAGCAGATATACTTGCGCCTCATGGCAATACTGATTTGCTTATATCGGAGGCAGTTAATTTAACCACCATATTCAAAGGCGAAAACATTAAACTGGAAGCGCCGAGAACAGGGCATCGTGACCGTATTGTTACATTAGCTATGGGTATTTTAATATGTGATTATATTGAAAATGAATGGAATAGACAGAATCATGCTGAAGAATATGATTTAGATGACATTCAATTAGTATATTGATATTTGCCTATGAAGCGGCTACTATGTTGGTGTGTGGCTGTGGAGGTGCTATTAGGGTTGTGTGGTGAATATACTCCAAGTTCCAACTTAGGCTTAATTGAAAGCTGAAAATAAAAACACTCAAAAATATCAAACGAGCGGATAGGGAGGACAAGTAGCTCAATGAACTTTGGCATACGTTAATGAATTCCATAATCTAACCGCTCTAATATATAAACAATAAAACAAAGAAAGGAGGTTGAAGATGCCAAAAAATAATGAAGATGTAAAGCTATCTAAAAATGACCTTCAAGACATTATTGATTTTAGTGCTGGCTTGATGGCGGTTGATAATTTTTATTCACCATTTTTGAGCAATCAGCTATTGACCAATCTAAACAATAATCCACGCTTACCTAATGCGGAGGCGGTAAAAAAGGCGCTCAATGATTACAAGAATAGTGGCGCTGATTTACAAGGTTTTGTAGAATTTGCATCAGCGTTTGATATGATTTTCAAGCGTACTTTATATTCTTATGCAAATGTGCTATCTTTCGACCTTCAGATAACCTGCAAAAACGCATATACAAAAGGCGACTATGAATCAGAGGAATATAAGAAAGACCGGCAAACAGTAGATAATTTCTTGACTAATTTTGACTACAAGAAAGAATTTTATAATGTTCTGCTAAACGTCCTAAAGCGTGACTCATATTTTACTTGGTTCAGAAAGACTAAGAGCGGCAATCGCGGCAAGATGAAGTATGCTCTACAAATTATGCCACAAGATTATTGTATGCTTACTGGATACTTTGAAAAAGGGTTGCTGTGGTCTTTTAATGTACTGTATTTTATGCAACCGGGCGTAGATATTGAGGGGTTTGACCCAAGTCTTAAAAAGACATATCTTGATGCGATTGAAAATGCGGAGCTAAATTATAAGCCGTCTGCACCACTCGATAAACGTAATGGTAGTTATGCACTATGGGCAGATGTATCACCGCTTAATGGTGCTTATGCTTGGAAATTTTCCACAGACAACTTTGCTAACAATCCATTCTTAGCACCATATGTAGCCAATGTTCTACGCAGTGATGAGGTTGGTGAGTTGCAATATAACAAAGACCTTATCTCTGCGGCTGGTATTTTAGCTGGTGAAATTAGACTATTTGATTCAGCCAAGTCAGGCACGAAGGCAAATCAATTTGCTATTGATCCGAAAACGCTTGGAGCATTTATGCAAAAGGCGGCTAATGGTCTAAAGAATGCTGCCAAACTAGCAGCTCTACCACTTGAGAATATTAAATATTTCCAATTTGAGGATAAGAATCCAAATAGCTATACAAATGAGCTAACCACAACGGCTGGCATTGGTACTGGTATTAGCCGTGTTATCTATTCATCTGATAAGATGAGCAATGCTGAACTAGAGGCGGCGCTTAACGAGGTCTATCAGACTATGAAGCCAATGTATGCTCAGTTCAATAATTTCCTTGATTTCTATGTCAATCAAATGACTAGCAAATATAAGTTTAAGTTTGAGTTTGTTGGCTCTAACTATCAATTTGAGCGTGATGCCAGATTTGATAAGATGATGAAAATGGCTGATAAGGGACTTGTGCTCAATTCGTCTGCATGGGCTAGTGCTGTTGGTATGAACCCTGTTACATTTGATAGGATGCTTGCTGAGAGTAAATATACTGGATGGATTGATAAGTATTCAATGCTTATGTTGAACGCAAATACCACGGCGCAATCAAATGAAGGTGGTCGTCCCCGTCAATCAGGAACATCACTTACTGAAAGTGGCGAGGCAAGCCGAGAAACATTAGAGGAATGATATTATGATGTTATCAGAAAGAACAAGTGAAGCCCTAGATATTCTAGTTGGGCAGTATTTTCAGTTGAACCGCACGTTCGACCGTTGCGTTTCGTGGATGGAAGTAAAATTTGCTATGCCTAATGCCGCAAATATTATCCATCACAAGTTAGCGCATCTTTGGCCGCTTATGGCTGATACTGTAAGCGATTTTAAGCATCAGTGGAATATTACTACATATTATCCTGAGACGCGCGGTGATAAGCGCGAATATGATAATCTTGAGCAAATGATGGGTACTATGCTTAGAGAAACGCTTGACCTATATCAAGTTATCAAGCAGACGTATTATATTGCCAAAGAAGAAAAAGATTTTAACGCCAATGCTATGCTACAAGAGCTTATGCAGGATATGAATAAGGTTGTGGCGCAGATTATTCTATTGGATGATAAAGCCAAACAAATGTCAACAGAATATGATGAATACGACCGCCATATTGACAGTTGGGGCATTGTTGGCTTGGAGGATTATCAATGATTATCCTTGGAATCCCAAGAAATCCAGAAGATTATTTTATTGCTGATGATGCGCTTGCATGGGAATTAGATCAAGCTGGATTCTCAGCTAAATATTTAGATGATGACGCGCATTATTATAAGCGTAATGCAAAATTGCTAAAATGGCTTGAAAAGAATGGAATAAAAGAAGGATAATACGCTAGAAAGGAGGAGCTATGATTGGAAACAGTCAAGAACATTGCTGCAATTTTAGGAGCAATTCTTTCTTTAGCAGCGGTTATTACCCTATGTTGTAAACCTATTAAACTATACATTGCAAATGCTCTAAAGAAATATCAGAGCGAACAAGATGATAAATTAAAGCAAAATACTCTCAAAGCAACCCTCAAGAGAATTGAGAGTAAGCTAGATGCAACTGTAGCATATACAACTGAGGCGTGTCGTGGTGAAATAAAAAATATGTTCTACAGATATATTGGAAACAAGACACTGCCATATTATGAAAAGATGCATATGCTACAGATTGAGGATATTTATGTCAATAAGCTGCAAAAGAACCATTATACTAAGGGGCTTATTGAGGAAATGAAAACGTGGTCTGTTGACTATACTGGGGTTGATTCACAGGATGTCAATTAACCATAAATTGGCGGCTTGGGCATAGTGCTCTTTGGGCCACCGTAGACGAGATGAATGTCTCGTTATATCCTTGAAGAAAGGAGGAAGATGATTGGAAAAAACAATTAAATTTGAAGTATCAAGTATCAAGCATATTGATATGAGTGAATATGACAATGATGATTATATGGTAGGCCGGACGGCATTTTTATCAACACGTCCAAACTCGCATGATATTGTCATTCCAGAAAATGTACTTAGAGAATATGCGCCGTCAGTGCTTGGCAAATGGGTCACTGCTGAGGTTAAATTCAATGATTGTACCACGCATACTAACGGTCAGTCAATCGTTGGGATTGTGCCGAAAGAGCAGGACGTTGAGTTTGTTGAAGCGGATGATGGCTATCTTGATGCTTATGTTGATTGTATTATCAGTAAACGATATGCTAAAGAATATTGTAATGTTTTCTCAGAGGATGATGCAACGCGCTCTGTAAGTATTGAGGCTACATTCTCAATGATTGATGAACATGAATGTGATGGATTTAACATTAAAACAATCACAACTCTTGGGCGAACTGTGCGCCCATCTGTGCCTGACGCAAATATTACAATCGTTAGATTCTCAGAGGAAGATGCGGAGAGCTATTACAGTAATCTACATAAATCTGATTCTCTATCTAATCTAAAGCAATTTGTCGAAGAAAGGAAACAATCAATGGTTGAAAAGAAAACATATAAGATTGACAAGTCCAAAGAAGCCGTGTCTACGGCTGATTGGGGAAATTACGACAAGGCTTCTATGAGAGATAAAATCATGGACGCTAAGAATCGTGACACACTTGTTAAATCTGTATATCTACTTGTAGAAGATGGTTGGAAAGATGCGCCATCTGAACACCTCAAGTACCCAGTTATGATGCTTGATGGTGACAAATTCATCTATAACCGAAATGCTCTATCGTCTGCATTAGCATATGCAAAGCAGAATGATGAGACTGAGGTTGTAAATAAAATTGAGGCTATCTATAAGAAGTTAGACCTTGATGACGATTCTGAAAGAAAGGAGGACAAGAAAATGGCTGAAATTGAATTTAGCGCAGTTGATATTGGCGATATGTGGGGTAGACTATATACCGCTATACGTGAAGCTCGTAATTGGGAATATGGCATTCAGGGTATCTACGAGGAGGACAATAAGAAATTTGCTATCCTCATTGATGATGTCAAGAAGCTATATCGGCTCGATTTTAGTCTGACTGAGGACGGTCTTATTCTTGCAGATGAGGTTGTTGAGGTCAAGCAGGAATTTACTGAGACAGATAATATCAAGAAATTTGCTGAACCTGATAATGTTGCTGAATATCGTCTAGCTGATTGTGATGAGCATGACGACGACGATGATGAGCATGAGGAAGAAATGTCCGCAGACGAAATGAAGGCAAAGATGGCTGAACTTGAAAAGGACATTGAGTCCCGTGATAATATCATTATGGAAAAGGACGCAGAACTAGAAGAACTACGCAAGTTTAAGGCGGAAGTTGAGGAACAGCGTAAAGCCGCAACCGTTGAATCTATTATGGCTGAATGCAAGGAATATATGTCTGATGAGCAGTATAAGGAAATGCGCGATGAGGGCATGGCTTGCAAGATGTCTGAGATTGATGGTTGGACAAATAAGGTCAAGGCCGTATCTTTCTCTGCCGTAAAGAAGAATGTAAAGAAAACAAATGATGGGTTGTTCCGCTTTGCGGCTCCTATCGCCAAGACAAATCGTGAAGATGAGGACGTTTGGACTCGTTTAAAGAGAAAATCTGAAAATATTTAATAAAAAGGAGATTATATATTATGGCTTTTCATGGTCTAGTTAATACTATGGGTATGTCCTGCACCAATGTTGATGCAATGAATAAGGTTGGTGTGGCAACTTCTGGCATTGATAATGGCACTCTTGTCACTATCGGTAAGATGGAACAGGCTGCTGACGGTACTGTTACCAGCTATCATTACGAACTAACCCCAGCTGCTGCAAATGCAGAGCACGTCCTACTTGTTGCTTCTCCAGAGGTTGGTAGAACTCTTGAGATGCAGATTCACAATGACCGCCGCTATTTCTATAATGTTGCTGGCGACCCTGTTGATGTAAAGGATATTCTTGCACAGGTTGATACGTTTGAGGTTGACGCTGTTGCATTTGGTGGTACGCTACCTGCCGCTGCCGATGTTGGCAAGTTTGTTTCTCCCGCAGCCGCTGGTAAGTATGCAGCTCCTGTTCAGGCGGCTCCTACTACTGGTGCATACTTTAAGGTTGAGGGCTTTGGCTCTATTACTTGCGGTCAGGATGAGGTTAAGACTGTTATCCTCCGCTGCATCAAGAACTAAGCGGGAAACTAATTATTGTAAAGGAGAAAGAATAATATGCTAATGAATAAAGAACTAGTTCAGTTTGCCGCTGGTAACACTGAATTTTATGAAGGCTCTATGTCCTACTTCTGCGATAAGAAGCAGAGTGTTGAAAATAAGGGTCTACTCCAAGAGGCTTTTCTAGCAGAAGTCGAGCGTAAGTCTGGCGTTTCTCGCTCTGGCAATGAAATTTCTGCTTGGCTCAATAACCCCAACGTTCAGTGGGCGGCTTTTGCTATTGTTGATAGAACTATCAATGCAATTCTTCCTATCAGCATTCTCCCTCAGTTCAGTCTATTTGCTGATTTCCGTCTACAGAATTTTGGCGACATTACCAAGTTTAAGATTCTACCAGGTAGCTTCTATACTGTTTCTCTTGATGGCCGTGGTCAGCGTACTACTCTCCGTCAGAAGAAGGGTGCATCCGACATTACTGTCGCTCCCAAGGGACATATTGTCACCATCTTCAGTGACCTATTCCGTGTTCTAGCTGATATGGATAACATTGCTGATTTCATGGGTTGGCTACTCATCTCTGTTGAGTCTGAAATGTACAAGGATGCTGTTGGCGCTCTTAATGCTGGTCTTACTGCAATTCCTGCTGGCGACCTTAATGTTACTGGCGCAATCGACCTTGGCAAGCTAGTTACTATGTGTGAGCTAGTTGAGGCTCGTAACGGTGGAGCTCCTGCTACTATTGTTGGCTCTGCAACTGCTCTTATGAAGGTTCTACCTGATTCTACTCTTGGCTATCGTGTGAATGTTGGTAGTGAGGGTGGTCGTATTGAACTACTTAAGGATATTGTTGGTTATGACGTTATGCGTCTCCGCAATGCCGTTGATGGTACTGGCAAGCTAGTCCTTGATGCCAACAAGATTTATGTTGTTTCTGCATCTGCTGATAAGCTAATTAAGGGCGTTATGTCCAACGCTATGACTAACACCAATCAGCATTTCGACAACGCTGATATTACTTCCAACTTTACTTATCGTAAGGAATGGGACTTCGTTTATGCCTCTGCTGCAAAGGCTGGCGTTTATAACATTACTGACTAATTATATTTTGAGAGGGGTTAGAAATAGCCCCTCTCTATTTATAACGGAAATAAGAAAGGAAAATAAAAGGAATGGCAAACACTACTAATACCAAATCCACAACTACACCAAAGACAACCACCAAGAAAGAAACCACGCCAACTACGCCTGTTGTTGATACAAAGAAGGAACAGCTAAAGGCGCAGCTTGCCGAACAACAGAAGCGTATGGAAGAAATGATGGCGCAGATGCAGGTTCTTATGCAAGCACAGAGCAACGCTGTAACGCCCACAAAGCCAGTCAATAATCGCAAGATTAAATTTGTTAATATGTGTACTGGTAAGCTAATTCTAAAGGGCACATCTCTATGGGAAATTGATGGACAGTTTAATGATCGCGATTTCTCAGAGACAGAGGCTAATATCATTGTCAACAATATGGCAAATGCAATTCGTTCAGGATGTGTATATATTGCTGACGCGCAGTATGTAGAGGAACATCAGCTACAGCCAATTTATGATAATCTACTTTCTGATAAGCAGATGTTAGACCTCCTTAATCACGACTATAAATATGTTCTTGATATGTATAAGACGGCTAGTGACGCACAGAAAAAGATTATTGTTGATACTATTGTATCAAAGCGTAGCAATGGCGAATACGTCGACGCAAATATTATGATTAAGCTCGGTGAGCTTTGTGGGAGAGATTTGGTTGGTATCACCTCACTAGATAATGAGGAGTGATAAATTATGGCAACATCATTTGATGTTATTGGACAAAGAGCATTAAGTGTAATTGATGACTATAAACTGCGCAAACTATATGACGCAAACATTGAGCTGTTTCATGACAAGATTGATGGTTGGATCGTTAGTTCAGCCGCAAAGTTTATAGAATGTGAACAACCGCTAACATACGATTCAGAGCTTAGACAATTTGACGCAGATTTAACAGATTTAGAGATTCAGATTCTTGCCGAATATTGGGTTATATACTGGTGGCGCGGTGAGACGGACGTAGCAACACAGATTGCACAAAAACTTAAAGTTCCATCCTCTTTCCAGATGGATGGCGTATCCTCGCAGAATTTCAAAGAAAAGCAGAACGTTATTGATAAGCTAGAAGAAGATGTAGATAGGTTAATTCACGACAAATACCAGCTCTTATATCTATCCTCCTATAATTATTAAAGAGGGGTGGATATATGAGTAGAACAGATAAGCAAGAAAAAATTCATGCTTTATATAAAGTCCTGTTGCTGTTTGAAGATTTGACCAGTCTTGAGCCGACAATTGAAGAAGCCGACTATACAGCATATTGTGAGCGGCTATCTGTACGATTTAGGGCGGTTGATGGTGAAATTGCTGATACATTGGCAGGATTAAGCAAAATGGGGCTTGAGCTTACTCATCCTATTATCCGTTCATGTGTATTGCGCATGACAAACAGAATTGAAAAGATGGGTGATTGATATGGCGTATGAGATGTTTCAATATCAATCAAACCCCAATGATTATTACCGCGATTTGACGCAAGAATATATTTGTGCGCAATGGGATAACACGTCTGCTAAAACACCTGAGAATGGTGGCGCATTACTAGAACAAAATGGAATAGGGTCTAATGAATATAGTTGTGTTCAAGCATGGGTTGCTCCTACTGTGGCAACAACATCAACCGGACAAAAGGATACTATAGATTTTTTGCAGTTTATATTCAAGAACATTGACCATTTTGTTGTGCGCGGGCTTTACTACAAGTTTGATAGCAATGTGTGGATTGTCCACGATTCTGGCAAATTTGATGGCTTGCCCCGTGGTGTTGGTGTGCGTCGTTGCAACAATGTTATGCGGATTAAAGATGAGGTCAATGACGTAATCTTTAGCGCTCCATGTGTTGTTGACTATGATATGCAATCACCATCAGCACAGGTTAGTACGCCTATCATCACACCAAACAACCATGCCGTTGTTATGGTTCAGGGCAATGAGGATGTATATAGGCTATTCAAGCTGAATACCAGATATATCCTAGGTGGCAGACCATTTAAACTGTTATCGTATCAAAATGCTATTAATGCTTATGGTATTAGCAAACCAACATTGCTCACGCTTGAGCTATATCTTGATGAGGCTCATGCTGGTGATGACATTGAGAATCAGCTTGCGGATAATAGCTCTGTTGATTATCCAATGGACGAAAACGCGCCATTTCCAATAGGCTAAAGGAGGTCGGTTAGATTATGTATAATTCATTAAGTCGCTTGCCGACAATACCATATAATATTATGGTATATTTAGCAAAATCGACTGACCCTATTGCTGATGTCTTTTGGAAGATGCTGGCATATAAGGACTATAAGGCGTTAAGCCATGAACCACTTACATTTCAACAGAAAATGAAATTAGTGTGGTCATATGGCAAGCAGGATACATATAGCGTATTCTTAACTAATCTAATTGAGGACGCTATGGCTGAATCTAAGCAGATTGTTAAGATATATCAATATTATATCCATGCGTCTGAGCTATATACTAGCACAGTAGTCTATGCGTTTGATTGTTTATATGGCGGTCAAATGAGCTTAGTTGAATATAATGGTATTCCTGTCAATCGTGGCGATTTGTTCATTCATTGTGTGTTATATTTGCTCAATGGCGCAGAGGTGGGCGGTGTAGGTAAGCTCATGTTCTTAGATGATATGAGCCGATACAGCGCGGCACGTTCAACTATTGGCAATAATAAGACATTCACCGGTGTTCAGTTATATATGGCGGTCAATGTTGGTGATTCTGGCAAGGTGGTAGATTGTGGCGATTGATATTGCCGTCCTTGAAAAAGGATATTTTTATTTCGACAAGCCCGTACCATATAAATTATCAGATACGACCCATATTGATATAACGCCTATATCAGTATATGACAGCGAGGTCTTTTTGTCAAGTTGTGATATTCTTCAAATAGATAAAAATGCGCTTAATTCTGTTGAGATAATACAGATGAGTTATCTTGATTTTTTATTGAAAATTATGTTGCCAACAGACCAATCAGGATTATTACTAGATAAATTCTGTAATATACTTAAATTATGCCTTGGCATGCCAGATTGGAAAATCAAGATGGATGGAAAAAAAAGAATCAGCATACTTGCACCTGATGAATCGTTTGAAATTACAGGCAAGCAATTTGATGATATTAAGCGTATTATATTGTATCAGAATGTGCCGCATTATGACGATACCTATATTGACCCAGAGGCAAAGGCAGCAATGCAGGAATTAGATAAACTGAAAAGCGCTAATATCAATATGCCGACACTAGAGCGGCGCATGGCTATTATTACAGCTCATTGCGGCATTGATAAACAAGCATTGATGCAGTATACAATGCGGTCATTACAGTTACTATTTGAAGAATGCGCTGGAGAAGTTGAGTTTACAACTTTGCGTCCTATTATGCTATATGCTGGGAAAGCTAAAGAGCTTGAACATTGGATATATAAGAAAAAGAAAGATAAGTTTGATGGCTATTTCACTAGTGTTGGCTCATATCAAGAAAAATTTGGTGGAGAATCTGGTGTAAAAATATCTAACGTATCTCAAGAAAATTCTGTTGGTGCTAGTTTTGACCAACAATTTAATTCATTTAGAAAAAATTAAGGAGGAAAATATATGAACTATGTAGCTGGCGGTGCTGGCAGAGCGCTACTGTTCCTTGGCGAACAGCTTTATTCTGTCGGTAATACGCTTGACAACAATGCGATTCATTTCTCTATTACAGCTGAAGACATTCGTGGCGGCAAGAAACATTTCCTGCTTGCTCAGTATTTTCATGACCCCAACATGACCGTTGATCTACAGAACGTTTTCTTTAACTTCAACGAGCTTGGTCTAGTCACTGGCAATACTATCGAACAGGGTGGTCTTTCCCTAAAGGAAGAACAGGTTGTTGCGGCTGCCGGTGGCGTTGTAACTCCAACTCAGACACCTGTTGCTCCTGTTGGAATGGGAGGCAAGATTCTTGTTTGGTACAAGAAGCCTACTGAGGACAATTGGAAGGATGTTACTTATACCAATGGCGTGACCATTCCGGGCGCTGTTCTTGGCGAAGTATATTGCATCAAGTATTTCTGGAACAATCCTAACGCAGAGTCTATGACTCTCAATGCAAACAGTGAACCTGCTGAACTTCAGCTTGTTCTTATTCAAGACCTGTATTCTGCTAGCGTTCAGAAGGGTGTTACTACTCCCGGTGCAAAAGCTGGTCAGGTAATTACTATTTGTCCAAGATATAAGTTGAATGGTACAACCGACCTTGACTTTGCGGCTGCATCTACTGTTGGTACGTCTCTGAGTGGTACTGTTCTAGCCGTGGAAGATGATTCTAGCTGTGAAGGCGATTACATCTTTGGTTATATGACTCAGGAAATCTTTGGCGCAAAGTGGCAGAATGAAGTTAGAGCGATTGCATTTGAAGATGCTGACATGTCTCTAGCTGCTCAGGGCACTCAGACTGCTGTTTGTTATGTCTTGTTTAACGGTAATAAAGCACCAAAGATTGTTGATAATGCCAACTTTACGTTTGCTGTTGAAGATGGCGATACGTTTGCATCTGTTGATGCTAAGGGTGTTGTTACCGCTAAGGCAGCTGGTAAGGCTCACATTTCCGCGACTCTAAAGGGTGCAGACCCCGGTAACGGCCCTGCTGTCGTTGGCTATTTTGAGGTCACTGTAACTGGCTAATTCGTTTGATTTCAATGGGGAGAGATAGCAATATCTTTCCCCATTTTATTACGTTCAAATAAAGCAGGTGAGAAATAATGGATTGTCCATATTGTAATGTAGTAAATTATGATACCATCCCAACTTGCAACAAGCAAGAGGGGCATCCTATTTGCCCTCATGTCAGGCGGTGCATTGAGCATCATACATGGAAGCCACTAAATTTTATGGCTAATTGCCCAATCAAATCCGCGCCAACCGGGAACGTGCAGTTTGAACGGCATGGTTATCTATATGTTAAAGTAGGCAATGAGGTTATTAAGGTACAAAACCCATATAATTATATCCCAGATAATGTAGAATTAAGGAAATATAAAGGAAAATATAAGGTAGTAAAGGAGAATAAGGAATAATGAAGGAAAATATTAAGGCATTTGAATCTGTAGAATTGGCTGATTATGGTATTCGTGTTAATCGTTATCTGACATATAGTCAGATTCAGTCTATTGTTGATGGGCTAAAAAAGCTAGATTCATGGGCAGAGCGTCAGCAGAGTATTGATATGTGTATACTCTATTTTGCAACTGACCTAAAGAAGGAAGAAATTGAGAATCACGATCATGATTATTGGCTCAAGACTGGCATTATTGAAGCTGTGAATGATAAGATTGTGAATATCTATCAGCTCAATGAGGCGATTGATTATGAGGAATCACTAAAGAAGGCGATTGTTCAGATTTCGCGTGAACTGCCCAGATTCAGCAATAAGGTGGATGAGGTGATGAAAAATGCCTCAAGCAAGAAGTAATAAAGAGGTCTTAGCTATGTTGCATAGCCCTATAGCTAATGCTATCAACTATGTCATAGATAAGATATATGATGAGAATATAGGCGCGATACATGATATAGTATATATGGCATATAGCCCAGAGGAGTATGAGCGAACTGGGGATTTTTATAGAGCATGGGGCATGGGCGAACCAACTAAAGCACTAAATGAAAGAACTACCAGAGGCGAGTTCACATATAAGCCCGATAAGATGAGTATTGGTAGCACTGATCCAAACAGCTCTAGCTATGGACAACATATTGGTCTAGCCGGTGATTTCTATGGGCAGGATGCGCGACCATACTTAGCCGAATTAATATATAATGGCGCAACTGGCGGCTATTTTGGCGATGGTGCGTTTAGAAAAAAGCGCGACGCATGGGAAGAATTGAATAAGCGTATAGGTAGACGTAAGATGAAACAATGGATGAAAGAGGGGTTGGAGGCGGCTGGGCTTAAAGTGCAGATGCACAATAAAGCCATAGAGGTCACGACAACTAAGGTGGACTAGATATGATTATAGCAGGATTAGATGCTAGTACGTCTTCTACTGGATGGTCTATATTTGATAATGGGAGGCTCATTGCATATGGCACAATTAAGCCAAAGGGCGATGATTGGCATGATAGAGTAATGGGACTTACTATGGAATTATCAAGCATATTGAGACAGTATAAGCCAACAATTCTCTATGCTGAGGAAGTGCCATTAAAAAAAGGCGCGTCAACTATAGAGAAATTGGGTGCAGTACAAGGCGTAATATTAGCATTATGTGCTGGCTTCAAGATAAAGCCATGCTTCTTGATGCCAAGTAAATGGCGTGGCGACCTTAATCTCTTTGATGGCACAAGAGCTGGTCTACAAAGGGATGTTCTGAAAAAAAAAGCCATAGAGATGGCGAATGAAGAATTTAGCCTCGATTTGGCATGGGTTGCCCCAAGTAGCAAAAAAAATGAGGATGATTGCGCAGAAGGAATCCTCATAGCCTACTCACAAATAAAAAAGGGAGTGTGATGAATGGCTGGAAGTAACTCTCAGTACTCGATTCTGGTTGATGTTCAGCTACAAGAAGAGAGTATAAAGAAGCAACTTAAAGATATACAAAATAGCAAAGACACCAAGTTAAAGATTGGCGTTACAGCAGATGGAGCAGAACGAACCAAGACAGAGTTAGATGGTGTAACTCAATCTACTAAAAATCTTGATAATTCTACTAAAGATTTGATGTTTACATATCAACAATATCGTCAAGTCTTAGATAGTGTAATTAATATCACCGAAAAAATGTATCAGTCAGTGAAATCACTGGATGATGCGCAGACAGAACTAAAGAAGGTGTCTGATCTACAAGGCGCGGCACTTGATAATTATACTAAGAAATTATCTGAATCTGGAAAGACAGTAGCAAGAACCGGTAAACCAAATCGGTCTGAGCCGGTATGTACAGATGGTAAATGTGCATAAAGAACAGCTCCTAAACCCTTGAAAGCCTAAAGAGCCTTATCACTACAACATGAGGATTAGATATACCTGAGTGTGAATTATTCATTGTTAACAATGAATTAGTGCGAAAGCAGAAAGACGATAAGGATGATTCCATGGTTGAAAGACCTAAAGAATCTGTTGCAAATAATGTATAATATTTGGGACAAAAGGGCAGATTGGGCGCGAAGTCCTGATGAGGGATGTGTCAACAGAATATACAGAGCGACCCTCCAATAATATAGGGTGAAGAATTATTCGGGAAGGGATTGAAAACCCCTTGACAAATTATTTAAGATGTGATAGTATGTAGATACTTAAATAATATCTACGAAAGGAAGTATTTATTATGTATCTATCTATTGCGACATTTGTTCTTATAGGCCCATTGATTGTCATTTGTGGTTGGGTAATTATCGTTAAGGATATTATTCATTGGATGGAAAAAGACAATGAAGAGGTAGACAAACAGCTGAAAGAAAAATATAATGTGCGCAACGAAACGCCAGAAGAGGAAGAGGCGCGTGTTGAAGAATACGGGCTTGATGACCAATGGGGTATTCTTAAATAATTTGTAAATAACTGTCAGAAATGGTTTCTGCGGCTACTATGTTTAGGAAGTCCGGCTTTAATGATTCTGATGCCGCGATACTAGCAAAGGTAGCCGCACAATATCAAAACGTAGCGGATACTGCGGTGTCAGCAGAAGATGCCGCCGCATCTATTGTTTCTCAGATTCGCGCATTTGGCAAGGATGCAAGCTTTGCCACTACGGTAATTGACGCATACAACGAAGTAGCAAATCGTTTTAGTGTAGGCACAAACGACCTATCTAATGCCATGGAGATTGCCTCTAGTGGTATGGCTACTTATGGCAATAGCTTCCAAGAGATACTTGGTTTGGTCACTAGCGGTACAGAAATCATGTCTGGTAGATCATCTCAGGTAGCCAGAGGCTTGTCAACGATTGCTTCTCGTATTGTAAAGAACCAAGATGCATTAAAAGAATATGGTATCACAGTAGAGAATGTAGATGGCAGCTTAAAGAGCACATATGACGTACTTGCTGAATTAAAGCCAAAATGGGATTCAATGACAGATGCTCAAAGAACTGCTTTGGGTGATACTATAGCGGGTACTAATCAGTACAAGGTTTTGGCTAGTGTTATGCAGAACTTTGAACATGCTACAGATGCAACAAAAGTAGCGCTCAACTCTGCGGGCTCTGCTGCACATGAAAATGAACGTTATATGGAGAGCCTCGAAGCAAAAGTTCAAGCTGTAAAGGCTGAATTTGAAGATTTCTCTAATCGTGTATTGTCAAAAGAATTAGTATCTGGATTCCTTGATGCCGGACAGGCAGTTCTACAATTTGTGAATACAGATTTTGGCGCATCATTGACAAGAATAGCCGGTGTTGGTACTGCCGTTGCTAGCACACTTGGCTTGATTGGCACAATGGGCGCTAAGTTGGTACTTGTAGCAAAACAGCTGCAAAATGCAGGCGGAGCAACTGGGTTATTAGGATTGCTAACAACACCAAAAACAGTGCTTGCCATTGGTGGCGTTGTGGCTGCACTTACAGCCATGTTCGAGATAATGAAAGCCATTGATGGGATTGATGACAAGAAGCTCACATCTCTCAGTGATACATTGCAAACAACAAATGATAAAATAGCTGAAATGTCAGCTGATGGCTCTGAATATGATACACTAATTAAAAAGGCGGGCAATCTTACAGAACAAGAAGAGGCGCGACTTGGTATTTTACAAGCACAGTTAGATACTCTAAAGAAGCAATCAGTTGAAGAAAATAAGGCATATTATACCGAGTGGCAAAAACAACAGCAAAAAGGTGGCAGCAGATGGGAATATGGTGAAGGTGATGGTACAGGTACTACACTCACATTTGAGGGACAGACATATACTGTCTATACAACGACTAAAGCCGAAGAAGCGACACGGAATTTAAGCGCAGCGATTGTTGATTTACAACAAAAATATGACAATGGAATGTCACAGCAAGAATATATTGCTGGGTTACAAAATATAATTGATGGTGCTCAAGAAACATATGACAATATTCTTGCGTTAAAAGACCTGTATGCAGAGACCGGGGATGAACAATATAAGCTCACACAACAGCAAGAGATATTTGTTGACATCATTGAGCATCAAAAAGAAGTTGTAGCTGGTCTTGGCGCAGAATATGCACAAAATTCTGAGGATATTGGACAATTTGGCGATGCAGTAGAAGAATCAGCCTCTAAGCTAGATACATATATTTCCGCTCTTGATGAATATCGTGGTGCAAATGAAGATGCGGCCAGTTCGTCTGAGATTTTTGTCAATTCCCTATTTGACGCAAATGGACAATTGACAGAAGCCGCCAAACAAGCGTTAACCACAGATGGTGCTATGGCAAGCATGGCGCAATCATTTATTCAGGCACAGCAAGCACAAGCACAGGCAGATTTTAGCGCATTGATATTGGCTATTAGTAAAGTTGGAGAAGCGGCTATGATTACAACCAGCCAATTAGCATCTATGATGGCTATGGCTGGCGTTGATATTTCTGGCGGAGAAACAAGTGCAGTAGCAAGCCTGAGGCATCAATATTATCTTGAAACCGGTAAAGGTAGTACATCTGGGTCTAAAATGGTGGGCGGCAAAGTTGAAATGCAGAACACCAAAGAATTTACAGATTGGGCAGCTTCATATATCCAAAAACAAGCACAAGAAAAATTTGAGAAGCAACAAAAAGAGTATGCTGATAAGCTCAAGCAGATAGGTACATTTGTCCCATCTGGTGGAGGAGGTGGCGGTGGTTCATCCAGAACCAAGCAAGACCAAGAAGAAGTTAAAGCTCAAACCATCAATACCATTGAAGAACTGCGTGAATATTTAACTGATGAATCAACTCGCCTCAAGTTAATTGACCCAGATATTAGTAAATCTGATTTACAGTCAACTCTATCAGAAGTAGCTACTATATATCAATCCTATCAGGATTATCTATCTCAGCTCAAGCAACAGGGATTTGATGAAACAAGTGAACAGTATCAACAAGCCGAGGCTGAATTTGCTCAATTTGTTGAAGTATTAAAAACGCTGTTCACACAACTTGTATCTGGTGGCAAATACAGCGTAGATGAGCTTGTTGGGTATATTGAACAAAATTGTGGCAATCTATCAACCACCATTAGCGGGATGCTAAGTGGATTGAAAACAGAGGTACAATCTACAATAACATCTATAGCTACTTCTACACATGAGGCATTTGCTTCCGGTGATGCTAATAGTATTATTGGCTCAATTGAAAATGCTTGGGATATGATTAGCTCTATGGGCAACGCCATAGATGATGCTTATAGTTCTGCTGTAGATGAAATTATATCGAAAGCTGATAAAGAAGCAGAAGTAGCACAAGGCGTATCGGATGAATATGACCGTCAAAATAAGCTACTTGAGGACAAAATCAAGCTAGAAGAAAAGCTAGAGGAATTAGAACGAGCCAAACAGCGCCGCATGCTTGTATATAGTGAAGGTCGCTTCCAATATATGCAAGATGTTGATAAAATATCTTCTGCACAAGCTGAATATCAAGAAACATATAGAGGTGTTGAGCAAAGCCAGATTCAAGGACTTTTGGATAAGATAGGCGAAGAATCATCCGAGTTCTTTGCTGACTATTTTACAAAAGCTAAAGAGAAAGGATACGGCGACCTTCCAAGTAGTAGCATACAGGCATATCCATCGGTGTTGAAAAAGCACCTAATGGATTATCTTGAAAAGCAAACAAAAGGAACAGTTCTTGAAGGCGCGGACGAAAGCCAACTAGAAAAGATTTTTGGTTCAGCTATGAAACCGGGCGAAGCATATACACAACTTGCAGCCGCTGAAGCCGCAAGACAAGCTGCCGCAGATGAAAGAGCTGAACGAAAAGCAGAGTTAAAAAAGCAAATTCAGGAAGAAAACGTAAAATATTACGGAGTTCAAACTGACTTTGGTGAGAAGATATTAAACGCACAAACCCAAGCAGAGGTTGAATATTGGACTAAGCTTAGAGATACCAAGCAACAGATGATTAAGGAATATAGAGAGGCATATGGCGATGAAGCCGCCTCAAAATATTTCGGAACAGATGTTAGTAAGCAAGAAGAATGGAAATCTAATAAAGACTTATATAAAGAGGCTTACGAGTCTGGTAGTGAAGCTTGGAGAACTAAAAAAGCCGAGTTCGAAAGGCAACATTATTTTGACGAAAAAGATAAATATACTGAAAAGAATCCAGACCTCACAGTAGCACAGTATAATGCTGCGACCGCTGTTGATATGGAAGGATTAGGCGAGCAGAGATTATATGACAGAATATTTAGAGGCTCTATCACTAAGTCTGAGATTCAAGACCTATATAACAAGTCAAAATCTGACATTTCTAAGGGCTACTTGCTTAATCTAGCATCTGAGATGCATAAAGCTGGTTATCAGGGATATGCTAGAGGAACTACAAAAGCTGGCGGTGGCTTATCTCTAGTTGGTGAAAACGGCCCAGAACTAAGAGTGCTGAATCAGGGCGATGGTATATTACCTAACAGCATCACAGATAATCTATGGCGATGGGGCTCTATGACTCCTAGTGATATGCTGGCTTCTTTGGCTCAAAAAGCACAGAATTGGGCGCAAACGCTTAATATTAGTAATGTCACATTGCCAAATGTACGTGACGCTCAATCGTTCGTAACAGGACTTAGAGAATTGGCGCAACAATATGTGACAAGACGTAGTTAACATAACATCCTAGTAGGTTGAAATATACCTACTAGGATTATTTAAAAGAGGTGATTTAGTGTTACCTAGTGAAGAATTATTACAATCCATAGACATCTTGGCACAAAATGCGGTCAAAGATGTGGTTAAGATATATACAGCTATAGTAACAGCTATAGCCAATAATGGCACATGCTCAGTTAGAATAAATGGCAAGACGCATAGTAATATAGCATATTATGGGGATGCGCCTAGTGTAAATAAAAGCTATAGGGTATTCTGTCCAAATGGCTCATTAAATCAAGCATTTATTATTACAGAATTTAATTTACCACCATATACAAAAGAGGATACTGGAAAGGTCTTGTCAATAGATTCAGAAGGAAAGCTAATTTGGAAAACATTATAGGAAGGAGGATGAGATATGGCTTTAACAAAACCTAGTTTATATCCAGTAGCCGCATTCGATGCAAGCAAAGAGCAGAAGTTTAAGTTCTACTCACAAGGCGGCTCTCAGGTCACAGGTAACATATTAACAATAAAAAATAATGCAACGTTGGCTCAGGTATATAAACAGACGGTTACATCATTTGCTTATATTCATACATTACCAGCCAACACATTAACCAATGGTGTGCGATATCAGGCAACAATCCAGACCATTGACGCACAGGGCAATATATCAGTTGAATCTGATCCAATTTTATTCTATTGCTATACTCAGCCTACTTTAGCGTTTACTAATATACCAGCAAGCAATAATATTCCGAACGCATCATTTGAATTTGAGGCACAATATAATCAGGCTGAATCTGAGCCATTGGCGCAATATCAGTTTAATCTATATGACGCTCAGGGTGATTTGGTAGCAACTAGTGGCGTTAAGTATCTACAGAATCAAGCTGTGCCAACAACCATATCATATATGTTCTCAGGATTTGAGGATAAGTTGACATATCAAATTGAGGTTGTTGGGCAGACTGTAGAAGGAACGGTTGTAGAATCAGGCAAGACTAGTATATATATTGTTTACTATGTGCCGCGTGTATACACAACCATGTACCTAACCAATAATTGTCGTGATGGTTACGTAACCATTGAGAATAATATGGTTGGTATTCCGGGTGATTCTAATCCGTATCCTCCTATCTATATTGATGGCAAAGAGGTTGACCTTAGAGCTGATGGCTCATGGGTAGAATGGAAGGACAACTATGAGATAGCTGGCGATTATACCATGGGTATATGGGGACGCGACTTCAATCCTAATTCAACCATCTTAACATTTACTAATGATGATGGAGCAACTGTCACAATATCATATTATGAAACAAATACACAAGCATGGGTTGAACTTGTGGCTATTCATCCAAAATGGCGGCATTATTACAACATCGTATCTAACAAAATAGCCAAGCCAGCTGATACAGAATATCTATTTATCTGGAATCGGCGCATCAACAATGTATATGACTTAAAAATTGAGAATAGAGGTGAGACGGTATGATTGCTGTATTAGGATATAATTTTTGTGCAGATAGAAACGCTATTGACCCTATGCCAACTAACGTCTCACATATTACTAAGACACGCATTGAAAATGGTATATATGACCATTTTAATGTAAGTCAAAATGTAACTAAGCCATATAATCCGGTTATCCCTACTGATTGGGATTGGGAGACATTGATGGATTGCAACTTTGAGAATAATATCTCAGCTGGTAATGTTGACCAAATTGCAAAGGATATTACAGGTTACAGACTAAAGCGGCGCAAAGTGGGCGAATTTGAATGGACAACGATTAAAGAGGAAGAAATCAACGACCTGTCTGAATTGGCGTTTACATTCACTGATAATTTGGCGCTTAACTTTACTGAGTATCAATATGCTTATGTACCTATGATGAGCGGCGTTGAGGGTGATTATATTGTAGAGCAGATTGCTACTAATTTCAAGGGTATATTTATTTGCGACCTAGATACAGTATATAAGCTATATAGTGGTGTATCTTATGGTAACAATGACCAAGTACGGCAAGTTGGTGTATTTACACCATATGGGCGCGAATATCCTATTGTTATTAGCAATGGCTTACAGAATTATCAGATTGGCTCAATTCAGGGCAAGGTGCTACCTGTTGATTTTGAGAAAAATGGAAATCTTGATAGACAGGAAATCACAGCTAGAAAGAATACCTTGCTAAAGTTCTTAACGAATGGGAAACCCAAGATAATAAAGGACTGGAATGGTGAGGCTTGGCTCTGCCTTATCACGGGTAATCCCTCAGTATCTTATGATAGTAATTATGGTATGGGCATGTGCGATATTAGTGCAAGTTGGACAGAAACAGGTAAACCGGATAATAAGTTTGATTTGTTTATGAATGGGCTTATCCCAACGGAGGCATGATATATGGCATTGAATATCACACAGGATGATTATAATATTCTTAGACAATCATATATCAAGCAATATATTAAACTAGACCTATTGGATTTCAACATGAACGTCGTAGATGAACTAAGCGGAAATCTGATTGGATTATCAGTTACAGTTGATGCTAATGCTGATTTGCGGCGTTCATGTGAATGTAGCTTAGTTGTTACGGACAACTCCTTTGAGATTAAGGCTGGCGGTAAGATTTTTCTTGACAAATATATTCGTCCGTGGATAGGTTATTTGAATATCCGTACAGGTAATATCCAGTGGTATAATCAGGGTATATATCTAATCAATGCACCTAGTTATCAATATGATGCGGCGACATATACATTATCTTTCTCAGGGCTTGACTTGATGTCCAAATTGACAGGGTTGAGAAATGGTGAACTGCCGGGTGTGCCAACTAAAATACCTATTGGCTCAGATGTGCGTGGTGCTATTATCGCCGCATTGGAATTAGGCGGGTTTAATAAGTATATAGTAAGTGAATGCAAAAATGTGGATGATACCATACAAGAAGTACCATATGATATTGAGATAGCACAAGGCGGCACAGTATATGACATTCTCAAAGAGCTATGTGCTATATTGCCACAATATCAGATGTATTTTGATACAGATGGCGTATTTCACTATGAGCTAATTCCAACTGGCGCGAACGACCCTGTGCTAATTGATGACGATATGTGGCAGAATATCCTTATCTCAGAATCAGTAAGTACAGATTTTGAGAATGTCAAGAATTATATAGAGGTATATGGACGAAGCCATGATATTGACCATTTCAGCGATAAGACAACTGTATCAGGCTCAACTGTGACATTGCATATCCCGTCATTAACACCAACTGAAACAGGTGGCTCACCATTACAAGAATGGACAGAAATTGGCTTTGTTCCGCCTAGTGATGTAACAGGTGATATCCAGCTTACAATTACAGCTGGTGCTAGTGAAGCAGAGCCTACCACATTAGGCACATATAAATTTGTCAATAAAGATGGCTCATATGTAAACAAGCTTGAAAAAGACAAATATTATGTTGGACAATTCCAAGCGGACGGCACATTTTTAGACCTAGGACAAGATCAAGCATATGGAATAGCATATGATAATAACCCAGACAGCCCATTTTATGTGGGTGACCCTGTTGGTTCTAGCTCCGTTGGTATTATTAGGCATGTGTGTTATAGCGGCGAATATGATAATATCACATCTAATGATTTAGCCAAGCAAAGAGCCGACCTTGAGCTATATTGGAGTTGTCGGCTTAATGATAGCATATCATTAGCTACTATACCAATTCCATGGTTAGATGTCAACATTATTATGAGCCATGCCATGAAATTGCAAGGCGACCCAAAGAAATATATGATACAGTCATATAATGCAACATACGGTGAATCAAATAGTATGACTATATCAGCGTCAAGTTGGTATCCATATTATCTTGTAGATGGAACACAAGAGCCGGTTGAGCTAGAATATATTATGTCAACTGGAACACAGTTTATCAGCACGGGCTTTATCCCTAATAATAATACGCGTGTCCAGATGACATTAGCAATACTTAATGATGTTAGCGGATATTTATTTGGCTCACATTATACTAATGAGAAAGAGAAGCAAGAAGACCCCGATACATTCACCTATTATTCATTACAATATGATAAGGGTGTATTTACAATGGGGTATGACCAAGAAAATACCAAGACGTTGACTATAGAGCCAACTTTTAATCGTATTACGGTTGACATGAATAAAAACCAGCTTACTGTCAATGGACAATCTATTCAGTATGATGCAAAAGAATTCAAGATGAAAAATAATATGGCGCTATTGACTTATACTAAAGACGGATTCTTCCAGACTCCCTGTTTGTCATCATTTCTATATTCATGCAAGATATGGGACAATGGTGTATTGATTAGAAATTATATTCCATATCAAAATAAATTGGGAAATGTCGGATTATGGGATAAGGTGCATAGCGTATTTTATGGCAATTTTGGCACGGGTAAATTTATTGCTGGGCCAATTGTTAAAAAAGAATGAGGTGATTAAATGGCGACTAAATTTCCCGGTCAAGTTGATATATTTCCAACCATGCTTGATATTACAGCCGATGATGCTGAGTTGGTCAAGCAATATCAAGATGCTATGGAGGCTGGTAGCTATGATGTGGCGCAACAGGTATTATCTCAAATACCAAATGGACAACAGAAGATTATTTCAGCTGGTCTTATGAATGATGTGCTAGACGGGCTTACAGCAACAGAGCAATATTTTGGCGATAGATATAGCCCCGGTTATGTTGTATCTGAGACGCAACCGACATTTCAGCAAGCTACGGATTTTTGGTTTCATGTGACAGGAGCGGCTAACATATGAGTCAAACATGGGTAATTAAAAATACTGCGCCGATTG